GTTGGTACGTTGATTACTGGATATGGTATCCTAGTATTGGGAGCATCAATAACAGGAACTTCAAGACCACGAACTACAGGTGCCTCAACACCACGAACTACTGGTCTCTCTATGGTGGGGATGATAGAGGGACCAGCGATTCGATTGATGTTTGTATTTGGAACCTTGATCGGATTATTTCCGATGATTGGTATCAGATTAGGATTATCAATTGGATCCATTTACAACGTCCTGTACTCTCGGATACTTGACAACGACATCGGCACAGATCTTATGGTAAGGACTATCAGGATGGAAACTAACTCCATTCTTGTATGCCTCACCACACTTCAATAATCTAACTAACTCAAAGTCTAGACGTGCCTTGTCTGCTTCTGCCTTCTGTCTTTCGATCTCTACCTTTGCTCTTGCTTTACAAAGTTCCATTAGACCACCATCTAAAGGAATATTCACACCAGCAGAGATACCAAAGTTACCATTACGGGACGTAAATGTTTCTGGATCTTCACTACTGTTGTTACTTCCTAAGGCAAATGGTGATACGCTGAAGGTTGCTCCTTGGCAACTGACTCCTGCTCCATAGGTGTTGAGAGCATATGGTCCCTGTAATACTTGTACAGCCTGATTAGTGACATTGCCTGTAGCGGAAGCACTAGGACCAGCAATGTTAGTATTAGAAGGAGCGGGAGCACTTTGAGCGAGAACTGGTAGTGTTCCACAAGCAATTACTGTGTAAAGACAGAGATTGATGTAGTAGTTGATTGTGTTTCGGTTGTTCGATCTATCCATGTTTCTTTAGCCAATCCAGGTCCGAGGTATGTTTCGCTGAACTGGAAAGGAGCACCAGGAGTGATGATACTATAATTTGCCCCAGGAGCAGGAGTCCCAGGGATGTTGATGTTTGTTCCAGTTACAGTATAAGATTCACCAGTTGTATATTCAACTTGACGAATAGTTTCTACAATTCTTGTAGTTGATTCTGTTGTAGCGTTGATTGTGCCTCTAGTAAAATTAGGCACAACACTCTCTGCTAGGGCAGGTGAAGACACCCCTAACAGGACTAACCCTGCTAGGAGATACTTCATTTGAACACACTCAATTCGATGGTTCTTTGACCCGTAGCAGTAGTACCAGCACCACCAGCGGTTACAGTAGGAACACCAGTTGTTGATAGAGTACCAGCAAGGGATCCTTTATCACCACCAGTTTGAGTTACGCTGTCGCCATAAAGATTGGGCGAACCGATTACACCGCCAGTAACTGTCTGTGAAGTTACGGGTGTATCAGCAGCGTTGAAGCTCTCACTAAAGGAGAATGCCTGACCAGCAGTATTGATATCGTAGGTTCCAGCACCACCTACACCACCAAAGGATGAGGATTGGATGTTGGTTCCTGAAGCGGAGTAAGAAGCACCAATTCGTGTGGATTGAACAGCAGCACCATCAACTTTCAATTGAATAGAATCAGTAATTCTTGATGTAATTTCAGCAGCATTAGAAGGAATAGCAAAGAATAACGAAGAGATTAGAAGTAATCTTTTCATTTTTCTTGTATGGAATGAGACCAAAGTTATTTATTCAATTAGGGTGCCGTTAGCTCTACGAATTTCCTTGAGTTCCTCAAAATTCTTTTTCTTAGTGCCACCATCATATGCCCAGGCATATCCCTCGGCAATCATCTGTTCGTTGAGAGACACTTCTGCGTCCCCAACGTATAACCAACCCAGAAGGCGACCGTACTTCCCGAAACCACCAACAAGTTCAGTCCTAATGATAAGATCGTCAGCACCAGCAATAACCTTGGCAAGTTCTTCTTCGAGCCAGTGGGTAGCATCGTATCCGAGTGCTTTTTCTTCCTGATCTGTTGTGCGTTTCTCTGGAGTATCGACACCAGCGATACGAACTCTTTCCTTTTTATAGAGATCAAATCCCAGATCGATAATGACATCGATAGTATCTCCGTCTATAACTTTTTCTACTTCTTTTACTCTAAAGTTGTAACAACTCTTTCTGCTTGGGGGTGTCAGGGCTCCCATAAATTCCTTAGCGTCTCTAATATTTAGAAAAATAAATACTAAAGCCCGAGCATTCGTACCAATGGAAATTGATCTACACAATTTTTTCAGGTTCTACAAACACGAGAACCCCCAACACGCTGCCGCTGTACAGTGGCTAGAAGATAACCTACCAAAAGAATATCTTGACGACAATTCTGAGTGGGTTAAGATCTTCAGGAAACCAGCACCTGCCGCTGCTGGTGGTATCACAAACCCTCTCAAGGTTCCCTACTACCCACAGACAGATAACTACACTAACGCCGAGCGTACATGTAACTCATCTTCCTGTGCTATGTGCCTAGAGTATTTCAAACCAGGAACACTACCTGCTGGTCCTAAGGGAGATGATGCTTATGTCAAGGAAGTATTTAAAATCGGTGACACTACAGACCATGCTGTTCAGACTAAAGTTCTAGAAAAGTTTGGTGTTAAATCACACTTCTCATACAACCTATCATTTGCTGATCTCGATAAGCAACTTGCTGCTGGTAGACCAGTAGTAATCGGTATCCTCCACAGAGGTCCTCTTAGTGCTCCTAAGGGCGGTCACATGTGTGTAGTCATCGGCAAGAAGGGTGAAGACTACATCGTTAACGATCCTTATGGTGATCTAAACGATGGTTACTCATCGGATGTTATGAATGGTAAGGGTGCTGTGTACAAGAAGTCACACCTTGCTAAGCGTTGGAACCCAGCAGGTAACGATGGTTGGGGTCGTATCTTCGATCAACCACTCCCAAAGTAGCAAGCGGCAGTGGCCCTGCTGCTGCCGCTGAACCTACCGCTCCTGCCCCTGCTTGGGGTGCTGGCGGCGGTGCTAAGACTCCACCCGACGAGGCACCCCCTGTTGGTTTGAAGTTAATCAAGGAATTTGAAGGTTGTCATTTGGAGGCTTACCCTGACCCTCTTTCAGGAGGACCCCCAATCACAATTGGATGGGGGTCCACAAGAGACAAAAACGGAAACCCCTTCAAATTGGGAGACAAAATTAGCCAAGATGAGGCAGATGCCTTACTCGTGGACCAATGCCGTAAGCAGTTTATACCTTCGCTGCGTAAAATTCCATTTTGGGACGAAATGAGTGATGGACAAAGAGGCGCTTTGCTCAGCTTCGCTTATAATCTTGGGGCTGGTTTCTACGGTGGTTCTAACTTTAATACTATTACTAAACGCTTGAAGAATAAGGAGTGGGACTTAGTGCCCGAAGCATTATTCCTCTATCGTAATCCTGGTAGTCATGTTGAAGCAGGTCTTGCCCGCCGCCGTAAGGCAGAGGGCGAACTTTGGAAGTCTTGACGCTAGCCTAAATATATGATATTATGAAAACCCACCCTTAAACAAGGTGGGTTTTTTATTATGAGAATTTGATGTGACAATTAGAGCCGAGGAAGGTGCCCATCGAGAGGTGTGGTGTACCCCCCTTCTATTCGGATGTAGAGTTCAATACGTATTAATGCCAAACACATTTACAATTGTAGCGGCTTCTCTAGTAGGAATCGCTGCACCGACTACGGCACTACTGCCGTTTCAGAATTATAAGATGGATGGTCCACCGCCACCAGTAATTGTTGGAAAAGATCTTCTCCCCTCTTATAAACCATTCTCTATCATTAGAGAATTTGAATCTGGAAAGACAGCAACCAAAGAAGTTGCAGAACCTAAGCCTAAAGAGAAGAGGCTTATTTGTAAAGGGTGTAATGAAAATGAAAATACCGCCCTGGCATTTTTCCAGGATCAAGGTATTCGAGATAGAAACGCCCTAGCTACTATCCTAGGAAATATCAAGCAGGAAAGTAATTTCCATGCTAATATTTGTGAGGGTGGTAGTAGGATCAATTATCATTCCTGCCGTTGGGGAGGTTATGGTTTGATCCAATGGACATCTACTAATCGTTATTATGGATTGGGTGACTTTGCTAAGAAGTATGGTGGTAATCCATCAGCACTTCATACACAACTTCGTTATCTAACAAATGAAGTTCAATGGCAACGTATCGAAGACCGTTTGAAAACTCCTGGCAAGTCTATCGATCGTTACATGAACTATGCTTATAGTTGGATTGGTTGGGGCATTCATGGTGCTCGTACACATTATGCCTATGATTATGCTCGACGAATGATTACAGTAGAGGTTTAACAATTGAATAAATAAGGGGTGCTTTGACACCCCTTTATGTTAAATTTTCATATTGGTAAGAAGAAAACTAGTTTAAAAGACATGATGATTGTGTCTGCTATACTAGCAATAGTTGTGGGTGGTATAGCATCGTTCACAAATTTACCAAAACAAAAGGTCTGGTGTGCTATAGATCAGTTGACCAGACGACTAAATAATGATACACTTGAAGACGTAAAATTAAAGATTAATGAGATCATTGCTTGTAGAGCACAAGAAGCAATAGATAAAGGTGAAAAAGATTTCAAAAAATATTATGAAATCATCACTGGTAAACGCTGGAAACCTGTAGAGATTACACCACCGCTTTACTCGGAGCAACCGATTGACGAGAAGGTGTGCTATACTGGTCCATGTCAAGACCTCGGAGGACAGATGAGACTGTGCTCTCAGTGGGTCGAAGGGTGTGAGGGAACCCCTGTTGAGTATGAAGAACTGTCACTACCAGATCTGAAGCTTGACAAACCTACCAAACCAATGGTAGAATTCTTCAAGTTCTGACTCAGTAGCTCAGTTGGATAGAGCATCTGCCTTCTAAGCAGTTGGTCGGGGGTTCAAGTCCCTCCTGAGTCGCTTGGAGTATACTCCATACTATTCTTTTGGTTATTACTATGTCTCTAATTTCTCAAAAAGATCGAGAAGTTGCTATTGCTGCTCTTGAAAACTATCTAATGAAGTTGAGAACTGAAAATCAGTTTGATGATCCTCAAATTATGGAAGCAAATGCTCTATTAAATTGGGTAAAACTTGAATATCAAAAGAATCATATTCCACAATAGCTCAGCGGTAGAGCCATCGACTGTTAATCGATTGGTCCCTGGTTCGAATCCAGGTTGTGGAGTTGTTGTTAGATGTTATGTCGGAAATCATTCCTTTATTTGCCACTCCCCTATACAAAGCACATATAGAAATACCAATCGATGTTTCTGTAGCGTGTAAGAGTGAAAAATATTACAGAAATACTTCTAACAACGGATGGATGACTACAAAAAACATTCATCACGAATCAGATTATTTTCCTTTAATGAAAATAATTGATTCACATGTACAAGAATATGCTTATAACTTTTTAGAAATATCTGAAGAGACTAAGTTTTCTTGTTGTGGCTCGTGGATTAATTTACATGCTAATGTAGAAAATAAAATTGATTGGGCACCAGAGCACTGGCATCCCAATTCAATGATTAGTGGTGTTGTTTACTTGGATGCTCCCCCAGGATCTGGTGGAATTAAATTTCATTGTAATCAACACCGAACCCATTTGTTTGGATCATTCTTTGATTTAAAATTTTCTAAAAAGAATAGATTTAATACCTATGATTTGACAATTCCAGTACAAACTGGTATGATTGTTTTGTTTCCATCCACACTAATTCACTCGGTCCCTCCTAACACAAGATCAATTAAACGATATAGTTTTGCTTTTGATTATATTCCTGTTGGAGTTATGGATACGAGTTTAAATCAATTAACAATATCAACGGGCGATTAACTCAGCGGTAGAGTGGCTGCCTTACAAGCAGTAAGTCATTGGTTCGAATCCGATATTGCCCATAGTTATCAACTAATATTAATGTATAACGTTATCGATAACTTCCTAACTCCATCGGAAGCTCACAGAATCGAAAGCTTTCTTTTTTCATTAAATTTTCCTTGGTTCTATGGTGATCGAGTTGTAAGTGATAGTGATATTTCTAATATAGAGTGTTCGGAAATTGATAATTATCAGTTATCTCATCTATTTTATAGAAATTATACTTTTACGGGTCAATTTCATAATATATTAGATCCAATAATTAAAAAACTGGAAGCAGAATCTTTGGTTAAGATTAAAGCAAACTTGAATCCAAGAACAGAAACAATAGTTAAACATGGGTATCATAGAGATCTTCCGATAGATTGTCTGACAGCAGTGTATTATGTAAATACAAATAATGGTTACACTGAGTTTAAGACTGGGGATAGAATTGAAAGTATAAGTGGAAGACTTTTAGTTTTCAATTCATCTGAATATCATACAGGATCTACCTGTACTGATAAAAGTGCTAGGTCTGTAATTAATTTAAATTTCTTTTCTAGTAAACTGGAAAAAGAATTAGTCAAATAATTTTTAATTGATACATATACATGGAAGAATTCATTAAACAACTAGATAAGATTGAAGGAATGTTAGAAAATGTTAGTCATCAGATGCAAGAATTGCGGGAAGCAATTAGAGGGGCACCCAACGAAAACAAGGAGTTGCCAGTGCGAGAATTTTACGAGCATCCGTGGTACAAATATAAGCGGGAACAACTTATCGCTAGTGGAAATTATCAGCAACCCGAAGGAGAAGAAACTTCCGCTGCTTAGTAGACAGGACATGGAGTTTCAGGAGCAGAGAAGACAAAGAAAAGTTAAGAAACTTGACTTTGAAATTAAATAATCTCTTAAGGTTTTAAATAGTACTAGCGTGTTAGAATACGCTCATACATCGGGAGATCAAATGGAACACGATCCTAAGCACCTCAAGCGTAAAGACGCTTTCAATCTATTTTATGAGAGTGTGCTGAAACCAGACCACGAACTTAGACAGGTGGCCCACGAAACATTATGCTATAATGAATTGATGGAGTGGCGAGACGAGATTCTTGGTTACCTAGATAAGAGAAGAGTTGAAGAGTTTTATGGATGGGGTTCTACTGGCGGTTACGATTAAACCGTTCTCACATTTCCTTGCCACTCATACGTGGATCATGATAGTAACTGGGGGGTTTATATGTGCTCCCCTATTCTTTTTCTGTTTGGATAGTCTAGAACATCCAGACAGATACAAACACAAATAACGGGGTGTAGCTCAGTTTGGTAGAGCACTCGCTTTGGGAGCGAGGGGCCGTAGGTTCGAATCCTATCACCCCGATTGGATACTTATCCAAAAAAATAAATATTATTTTACCGATTAAGAAATGACATTCACTGTTTATTCAAAACAAGGTTGTCCATATTGTGAGAGAATCAAGTTGTTATTTGAACTAAACGAATTCAAGTTTGTAGAATATCAATTAGATAGAGATTTCAGTAGAGATGAATTCTATGCTGAATTTGGTGAGGGAACTACATTCCCACAGGTTATCATGGGAGACAGTCCTCTTGGTGGATGTACAGAAACAATTAAATATCTACAGGAAAAAGATATCTGCTGTAATGTATGACTGAAGTAACAGAAAAAGAATTCGAAGATAACTTTGATCAGTACATGGATCGTATTGAGAAGGGTGAAGAGTTTCTTATCAGACTTCCTGATGGTCGTGCTGTTGCTGCTGTGCCAGTTGACGAAGAGATCCAAAAGATACTTGACATCATGCCCAACATAGAGTATGATGACGAAGTTGATTTCTAAACCTGATGAAACCTGAAGTTTTACTTGAGCGTTTTCCCTATCGTTATGTTACTATCGGTATGCTAGAAAATGGCAAACCCGATTATCGAATTCAAAAGTGGCACGACTGGACTAAACGCTATCGTGACATGTATCTTTGTGATAATCAACTCCAGTGTTCCATTGCTATGGAAGACTTTGAATACACTAAATGGTTAGACCCCGATCCTGAAGTAGGAGCATATCGTAAGTATGATTAGTTCTAAACTTGCTACAGCAGAAGATGCTGTCCGTGAAGCTTTGATCTATGCCTTAGAGAAAAAGCGTTATAAGAGTGTCCATGACTTGTTTCAACTCTTAGATACTATTGTTACACTAAAAAATAGCAATAATGACTATGTGTTTTCTTTAAACACTGATAATATTCCTGGTTATCCAGACATGGTTACCAGTCAAGAAACAGTTGATTACCTCAACAATCTAGGTAATATTAAGATTACCAGCACAAACACTGATGATGTAATTTCTTTTGGGTAATGAAAAACTTTCGTATCGTAGAAGAACTTGACAACGGCGAAGAAGTAATTACTTATTTCCAAGTCGAAGAATATGAAGACGGTTACTACTATGTCTATAATGACACTGAAGTAGGTCCTTTCCCTACTCTAGATGACGCTGTAGAGGGTGCTCAAGCAGATTTAGTACCTGTATAGTACACGTCTCGGGATGACGCTAAAAGCGCCCTGGTCGGGATGGGTCATCGACCCCTCGGGTTTCCAGTTTTTCCATAAGAACTGGTGGTGCGGATGGGACTCTCTCCCGCCTGGTTTCCAAGTTCCAGTTAAAAATTTGGTGGTGGATCCAAAAGACCCCTTCCGTGTGGTTGTTTTCCTGTTTAGCATCTGAAATAATAAAACAGGTGGCGAGCCTAGCAGGGAGGAGTGACGCCCTCCCACCCGCGGGTATGGTGTAGTGGTAACACGTCATCCTTCCAAGTTGAAATCAGGGGTTCGAATCCCCTTACCCGCTTCCAGGAGTAATCCTGGTTTTTTCTTAATCATAACATTAAAAAATTATGAAACAATTTATTGCTCTTGCTGCTCTCCCCCTGATGGCAGCACCTGCTATGGCAGGTCCTTATGTGAACATCGAATCTAACACTGGTCTTGTTGGTGGTGAGTATGGCGCTACCCTGATCGAGAACCATATTGGTTACGAAGGCAAACTGAGTGAGACCGTTACTGGTTACGTTCAGGCTGGTCCTGCTGTTGCTATCCCCAACGGTAGCGACACTGAACTGGAAGTGTCTGGTAAGTTCGGTATCAACGTTGCTGCTACTGACAACCTGGGCATCTACGGTGAAGTCTGGGGTGCTAGCACCAACGGTCTGGAATTTGATGACTTCCTGACTAACTTGAAAGTTGGTGTGAAGTACACCTTCTGATAACCAGTTAGGAAATCGTCACAGAGGGGCTTGACGCCCCTCTTTTTTTGTTATATACTATGTAAAGATTTACAACTGAAAGTGACATGACTGTAACTAGTAACGAGCTTGGACAACAAAATATGTGGGCAAAGGAACCGCCCATGGTGTATGAAGAATATAATCGTAAAGGTCTAATGACCCCCTATCAACGTATCGAGATGTACAATGGACGCTGGGCTATGGTCGGTATTATTGCTGGTGCTATTTCTTATGCTATCACTGGTAAACTTTTCTTCGGCATCTTCTGACAAAGACCTTGACAATGACTGAGATTTTGTTTACAATGACATCCGTTGCCTTCTTCGTTCTGTTGGCAGCGTCTGTAGAAAAAATTTGTGAGACTTATTAATGACTACCTTCAACGTTACTCTCCAATCTCCTGACGGCACTGAAACTAGTTTCGAATGTCCCGATGATCAATACATTCTTGATGCTGCTGAGGAGGCAGGTATTGATCTTCCATCTAGTTGCCGTGCTGGTGCTTGCTCTGCCTGTGCTGGTAAGATTCTTTCTGGCACAGTAGATAACGAGGAGCAATCCTTCCTTGATGATGAACAAATCGAAGATGGTTGGGTCCTCACTTGTGTGGCGTATCCCACGAGCGATTGTGTCATCCTGACTGAGCAAGAAGAGAACCTGTGAGTGCTAATATGCTTGGGCAACTTGGAGTTGCCCTCCAAAGTCTAGATTGGAATGATCTAGAACTAGAAGTGAAAGTGGCAGGCACCCTTAAGAATGACAAGTTTATTGTCATCAAACCTGTCAAAGAAAAACTTATTTGTAATCCTAACCCTGAACTAAAACAGAAACATGACCCGAGTACCTGAAGTAAATTTCGTATTTCGAAACGCTGCTACAAAATCTTTTGAAACTAAAACTACTAGCGATCTTTTTCGTGGTCGTCGAGTAGCGTTGTTCTCACTGCCTGGTGCCTTCACTCCTACGTGTAGCACTTTTCAACTTCCTGGTTATGATACCAAGTATAAAGAGTTTACCAAGTATGACATTCATGATGTCTATTGTCTGTCTATTAATGACGGATTTGTTATGAATGCTTGGGCAAAAGAACTGGGTATCATGAATGTAAAAATGATTCCAGATGGAAATGGAGACTTTACTCGTGCCATGGGAATGCAGGTAGAGAAAGCTAACCTTGGATTTGGTTATCGTTCTTGGCGATATTCTATGGTAGTAGATGATGGAGAAATTCAAGTTATGTTTGTTGAGGATGGTAAGATTGGAAACTGTCCTACTGATCCTTACGAAGTGAGTGATCCAGACACCATGCTTAACTGGCTAAAGACTAGCAAATATGCTTAAGTATATCTTCGCTGAGATCCGCTGGGGTTCTCTATCCCCTCAACAAAAAGAAAAACTCTCTACACTATCTCTAGTAGAGACTTTACGTTCTCCCTACCTTGAGTACAAGTACTCTTCTCCTAACCAAACACAAACACTACGGAGGTTCAAATGAAATCACCTTTCGGTTTTACCCCTGAGGCAGAGATCCTCAACGCTCGTCTGGCAATGCTCGGTTTCGTTGCTGGAGTTGGAGCGTATTTGATGACAGGTCAAATCATCCCTGGCATTCTGTGATAAATAACAATTGAATATCGTCGGCGCATGATAAAGGGGTCTCTGGCAAAAACCAGAAGACCCCTCTTTTATATCATGCTTGGGCTTCAGTCCAAGAGATACGAGCGTCAATCTTAGCAGAAGAGCTACCGATGTTTGTAACTCTAATACCAATAACTTCTGGACCATCTGGATAAAGTCCAGTTGGATTTGGAGAAGTTGATGTAGCATAGTTATTTGTACCTCCACCTAAAATAGAATTGGAGATTTCTTTAACAGTTGATAAACTATAACTTTGTGGTACAGCATTGCCATCAGAACCACCAGCATAGAATCCATAAATTACTTCGCCGCCAATGAAATCAACATCAGATCTTCCATCGAAGTTAGAATATTGTGCTAGTGATGTTCCGCCGACTGCTAACCAGTCTGTGCTAATTGTTGGGATTGGATTTAGTAGTAGTTCTACGAAGAACTGACCCTCAGATAGTACGTCCATGCTACGGAACACTAACTGCATTCTGTTTACAAGTTCTCTTGTACTAAAGTTTCCAATGATACCATTATCTACTGAAGGTGATAGTCTCAGAGCAAGGATAGAACGAGTCTTATTGTTACCAGTACCAATAGATCTTCTCAATTTAGTACCAACGGTATAAACATATGCTCTATCTTCGTCATATAAACCATCCATAATAACAGATGAACCCCAGTGTGAGATTTGTGGGACTGATGTCGCTTGAAGAAGTTCGGCAGAGATTGGTTGAGTAGCACTGTATGTGAATGTTTGAGCAGAACCATTGCTCATTGGTACGAATTTAACTCCAGTTGGATTGGCAGTTGTAACTGCTTTACTTAGTTTTACTTGAGTACCACTTGGAATACCGCTTACAAAAGTATCGCTATCAATACCAGCACCGATTACTCTTTGACCAATTTGTAGATTTGAGGAATCAGATACCGTTGCTGTTGATTCTCCTACAGCAACGGTTAAATTGATACCAGATAATTCTCCTGCCTTTTCTCTAACTAACCCAGAGAATTTACCACCCTCTACGATTGCTAGAGGTGATAGAGCAGAACCAGTTTCATCGTTGATGAGTGTAATGCCAGTGCCACTATTAGCAATATCAGTAATTTGGAATGAGTTGGTCGTTTTGCTTGCTACCCAATATCTTTTTCCAGCAACAATGTTTGAAATTGGTCTATCAAAAGTGATTGGTTGGATACCACCTGCAACAATACCACTGGTATTTGCTACGAATATATTGTTATTTACAATAGAAATAACATCTTGTTTGAAAGTTGTCAACGAAGTGTAGTTGACATACTCATATGTTCCTAAGAAATCTGGAGAAACCGCTGTAGTTTTTCTCAATCTTAGCGTTCCTGCTGGCGGGAATTTTAATGGTGCCTTGTCTGTATAGATATCAGTTGATCCAGGAGCAATATCCTTGTAGATAGTAACTGCTGGTGGAATTGTATTGACTTCATAACGAGATGGTAGGTTACCAGATCTCATATATGCTTCAGTATTCTGGTTGTTGTTTGGAATTTTGTGTACATATTGTACGTTGCCGTCTAGAGATCTAAATCCCCAACGAATAAAACCAGCACCATACCAAGAGTAATCCATGTAGAACATTTGCATCTTGGTGATGTCAAGTGTGTAACCAGATTTGCCACTACCATCCATACGGTCAATGTTCCACTCGGATTGTAACCATTCAGTTTCTACAGTTTTTGTGATTGGAACATTAACAGCAGAAGGTCCACGATAATCTGGGAAGATAATGATTTGAGTGTCAGAAACAATACCATCTACACGGTATGATGAACCACGTAGTACTATATAATCACCAGGCTTTAGCTGTTTGGAAAACTTGGTTGGTTCTTGGTTTGCTCCAGAATAACTAGAAACAATAGTGCTTCCTGCTGTGACAGTTGCTTTGCCAGATAACTGATAGGTGGAAGATCTACGAACAACGCTTAAATCTCCATTGCTATAACGGAAGAAGATACCGTTTTGCTGATCCATCATACCAATTTCTAGGTTCACTCCGTAAGAATTAATCGGAGTTACTGTATACTCTCCAGAAGCAGTGGATTCTGAAGGAGCAGATGGGACAGTGTATTTAAATTTATAAGCATTGATAACTTCTGTTACCTGATGTTCTCCATTGTATAGGTTATCATTGCAGTTTCTAACGTCTACAATTGTGTCTGTTGTGAGATTGTGGGGAACTGCTGAGACAACGGTTACAGTTGTGCCAGAAGCTGTAATGCTATCAATATTTTCAATAGCAGGAGCAAGAATAGAACCAGTGGAGAATGCTACACCTTTACCAGATTGGTAGCGGAAGTATCTTTTTGTTTGTCTAATTGCTTGTTGGTTCTTGGAGGTTGAATTGGTGGAGAACTTAACACCACCATCAAATGCTCTGTGAACTGAAGAACCCTGTGGTCTTGGGAAGATTTTAATTGTTCCAGTATTAATAGATCCTGTGGGTTCTAATGTACCAGGAAAATAATAGAATGATGATGGACTTGTTACTCTAGCAACAGTCCATGATCCGTTTACATTTGTGCCAGAAGATCCTACGATAGCAAACTCGTTACCAACTTCTAGACCATGAGCTTGGTCACACTCTACTAAAATACTAAAGTCTGCTTGCTTAGTTAGAGTGAGACCACCAGTTCCTGCTCCAATATCAGAACCAGTGTAGTGAATTCCTGTGTAAATAGCAGTTCTCGAATCATCTTCGATAGATCCTGATCCAGCAGACCAAGAATATTTGGCGGTATAGATAAATTGATTATTAGTTAATCCAAAACCACCACCAGTTCCAGCGTGATCGATGATGAATACACCATTAGCGCCATCAAAAATTGTGTCTTGAACATAGATTGCCGAACCAGAAGCTGGTAGCGTTGATAAACCAATGTCGATAGTGACTTTGATAGTTCTACTATTCGTTGTTGCTTCAACTTGAGTAACAGCAAGAGAATTACTAGACTTATAAGCAAATGGGTTGTTGTTGATCATTGCCAACGATTCCCACTTGGTATCCTGAGTACCATATTCAAAGTCAGTATCAATTTGTGACTGTGGTTGTGATACCTTTGACTTGTTTACAGCGTCATGATATGTTTCTGCTGGAGTAATAGTCTCCTCAAAGTCATCATAGACAATCTGTAGTTTGTCTGTGTCAGACATTGATGTAGTATCATATGCCAAGACAACTCTAGTCGTGACAACATTACGAATATCAGTAGAAATTTGATAAGCAGTGGCAGTAAGTTCTGGATCCGAGAAATTGTAGATTACTTTGTTATCAGTAACATTAGTAATAAGAACTAATTGTTCTCTCTGGATACCACCAGGGATTACTACCTCTCTTTCCGAAGCGTCAAAGAGATAGTAATTACTTTTAATGGATTTTCTCGCCATTACTTAGTGCCTCTAAATAGATATTCTTTGCTCTATCTATTTATCAGGCAGGGGTTCTTGTGCTTGTCAAACCAGGATCTGTGCTTGCTGGAACACCAGTATATTTTTCACGGGTGGCGTTGTAGTTTTGGAATACTTGTGCTGCTGTTAGTGCTCTTGGATAGATACGAACTTCTCCAATTCTACCGTCAAAATCAACAGATGAACCAGTAAAACTATCTCCACCAAATTCTAAATTGCTATAACTATTACTTTGAGAGTAATCGCCCGAACCAAATGTGCCTGCTACAGCTCCAGTATCAGATGAACCATTAGTTAGTTGAGAATTTAAATAAATTCCTAAAGATTTTGACGATGAATTGAAAACTAAACTGATATGATACCAAGTATTATTTGTTATATTAGATGGAGAAGAATCCCAATAAAGATAATTGCCACCAACTCCTCTACTTATCTGAACACTTATTAGCGTTCCATCTGACGAACCCAGAGCTCCAGATTCCATAACTCTTGAAGAAATTCCAACAACGCTACTATTTCCACCTGTAGAGAATATCGTTCTTCTATCACTCAATAGATCTACGTATATCCAGTATTCCATAGTCCAATCAGTAGATCCATTATGTAAGAAATTCCAATCTCCTATTGATCCTACTGTAATTTTATCTCCATTAGTTCCATCAAACTCCCAGTATCCAGCGGCGTTGTAGGTGGCACCATTCACTACACCGTCATTACCTTTACCAGATTGATCTAACCAATCACCACTACCAGAATAAACATCACCCAACAGGTTCAACTCTTGGAAGTCAGCAGGTCTAATAGCAGGGCTACCGCTATACTCAAAGCTATCAGCACTATCCATCTGTCTCTTCTTGTTAGAGACCTGAGTAGCAAGGTCATCAAAGAGTAGTTTGTTAGCGTTGAATGGATAGGTGATGAGATCGCTGGTGTCGTTTCTTACAGAACCGTCAGATATTTTACCGATGACATCGGATGCTATGAAACCAGTGCCTACGTATTGATAATCAATTAAGGTTGCCGTCCCATCATTATATTGAAAGTCTCCAAGACCATTACCAGTGGTACTTAGTTTGCCATAAGTGTATGTGGCATCAGTGTTAGATCCAGCATCGAATAGAAAATAAATAAATGCTCCCTCATTATCGAGAGAAGGATTTGATAATACAGAAGACCCTTGATCAATACTTCTTCTCCAAACAAGGTCTCCTTTTTTATTGTAGTTTGATAGGTATATTTCGTCTGCTCCTAAAGCAAAATAATATGAGGCTACCGTAACAGATTCTGTCACACTGTTAACAGTTAATCCTACATGCTGTATGTCTGGTGCTGATGCTCCTACAGGAAGATTGGTTTCTTTTTGCCAGATCATATTACCTTCGGCAGTGTATTTAATTACAAAAGAATTTCTAAGTACAGTACCGACAACATAAATCTGTCCCTTGTCATCTATCTTGACGTTGGTTGCTTTTACATTTAGTACTCCAAGAGGAAATGTAGTATCTTGAGATGAGAGTGTTCTATCCCATAGAACCTCACCTGTATTTGTATCAATCTTGATAATGTATCCTTTGTTGGCAGTGTCGTCTTCAAGATATCCAACAGCAACTACTTCTCCTCTGTCGTTGGCATCGATTTTTGTGAGAACAACATCTCTACCTAACATGAATGCTGACTTGCCCCAACCAGGATTGCCATTAGCATCAAACTTTTCTACAAATGCTTGTGCTTCCCCCGATGTGGGTGTATTTCCACAAGCATAGTATTGTCCGTTGCTGTCTGATGTGACGCCCGTATATTCTACATCACCACTATTGGTAGTAGATTGCCAATCAATTACACCACCATTAGAATACTTAGCAATCCAAGGTACATCACCAGTCTTACCAACAACAATTAGATTGTCGTTGCTATCCAACTCCATAGCACGAAGAGTTGTATTGACACCTGCTGATGGTGCTTCTACTCTTACACCCCACTCAGCAGTTCCAGCATTATCTCTCTTTTCAAACCAACCAAATCCTTTGTTAGGAACAAGATTGGTATCTAATGCTGTTCCTGATAGTAAATACCTATCATCAGATTCGTTATATTTTATTTCTGCTGGTACGTAACTATTGTTTGTCGTTAAGGATTGATCAATCAACTTGAAGAAGTTAGTAACAAGTTGTGATCCAGATGAACCTAATAAGAATAGGTTTCTGGCAGGACTATTAATTCCAATTGGCATCGATCGTTATCCTCAGCTGAAGTCTGTGTTACCTTGTCCAAATACCTGGATAGTTCCAGATCCGTCCTTGATGATAATGAATGTTAAGATGTCAGTGTTGTTTGTTGGCGTTGGTGGTGAACCTCCAGACCATTTTACACCGTTGGTGACATCGTTACCATCTACACTACAGGCATCTCCGTAGAGAGCAGATGTGTTGGAATCTAAAACTAGAGTTAGAGTTAAAGACTCACCATTATTTAGACCTACGTTGGTGAATGCCCACTTGCTAATTGCTGCTGCTGTTGGTGTACCACAGATCGTGTTAGATGTAGCAGTATTAATTGTAAGAACACCAGAACCATCGGGTGCCAATGAAGTACCAAAGTTATTGTCGTTACTCTCTTTAATTCTTCCGCCAAATGCTGCCGCCCCAGAAACAGTTAATCCAGTTAGTGTGCCGACAGATGTTAACGAAGAATTAACAACGGTTGTTCCTAGAGTAGTTCCACTTAGTAATACTGTACCTTGGATAGCGATGTGTCTATTTGTTTTAATCTCTAAGTTTTCTGAGAAGACCCAATACTTATCTGTTCTTGTGTTGTCATATAGAATTGTTTTGTTTGTGGTGGTTCCTTTGAGAATTAATCCACCTCCATTAGCTGCTTCATCAGTTGGACCTAGTGCTTCAAATACAGCAGTTCCACTAGCACCACTGACAGCATTGGAAAGCTCTACGATACCATTTTCAGTGTCTACACTGACAACTCTTGTTGTTCCTACTGGCAAAGAAGTGCCATTGATTACATTCACTGTCATTCCAGGAACAACACCAGTCAAAACTTCTACATTGGTGACAAAAGTACTACCACTAGTTACGTTGCCAGCAAACTCTGCTAGTTGAACTGCTGCTAACTCTAGAGCATTATCGTCAATTTGGATGTTTTGTACATTAATAGAAGTAGTTGTACCATTAACTGTGAGGTTTCCGTCAACTGTTAAAGCTCCTCCGACATTTAAATTATTTTCAATAGTTACATTGTAACCATTATCACCTCTAATCCATGTGCCTGCTACTCTACTTCCAGAAACTTCAGTGGCACTACCAATAACTAATTGATTGCTGCCTCCAGAACTTGGTGGAGCATACGTTGGACCATTGAGAGAATTGATTGGTCTTCCACTACCAATTAAAACATTACCGTTGCCAGTCATATTATAACCAGCAAAGGCACCGATACAAACGTTATCATTTCCGTTGATAGCACCATACATGGCACTATTACCAACAGAAACGTTGTTATCTCCACCTTCTGAGTTTAAGCTGGCATCTTTACCAATAGCAACATTATTATCTCCAACGTCAGAAAGTCTCAGTGCTCCATCACCGATAGCAACATTACCTAAACCAGATACGTTTGATGCTAAAGCTTGGTATCCAACACCTACGTTTTGAGAACCGCCTTGGTTTGCTGATAAAACTTCAACTCCAAAAGCAGTGTTGCTAGCAACGGCAGAGTTTCCTCTGCCAACTGTCATTGGATTGTTACTGGTTCCACGGATAGTGATGTCAGCACTATCAAAATTAGTAACACCGTTTACTAATAAGGTATTACCATCGTTGGTATTTAAGATAACGTCTCCATCTACATCAAGATTGTGTTTGATGGTTGTTGTGCCTGTAGCAGCACCCATGTTAATAGCAGTAGCAGCACCGAAAGCATTGATAGTAGTTGCTGTTCCGTTAAATACCCCAAATGATGTTGATGTTGTATTGACACCAGTAATGAACACTGGAGTGGTGTTAAATACAACAGCACCGTTACCAGTAGGATCACTTAACACACCTCTAAGTTGGGTTGATGTTGTTGTTGAGAAATCACCTAAGTTGTTAGATGAATACCTAATGACAGCACCAGCTCCACCACCATTACCGAAGTTTACGGTTGCCCCATCAGTACCAGATAGTGTTACAGAATTATTTACTGTTAAAGTTTTTTGATCAGCAAAGTCTAGGGTAGAACCAATACAACTAGAAATAGTTAGACCATTAATTGTAGTGTTAGTTACAGTACCAATGTTTGTTGTTCCTGTAAAAGATGCTCCTGATAGAGTCTTGTTTGTCAACGTCTGTGTTTCTGATTCTGTAACTAATCTTCTAGCAACTCCTCCATTATCTAATGTTCTGAAGTACCCACCACTTTCAAACCATTGGAGTTGAATCCATGTTTGTACTACTCCTTCCGAGTTTGAAGTTCTGTTGATTTGAATGCCACCATTGGCTCCAGTTAAACTAGCACCTTTTCTTAGTTCGATAATGGGATCTGCAACTTGTAGAATGGTACTTTCTAATGTTGTTGTAGAACCAGTTACATTTAAATTGCCGTCAATTGTTACTGATGTTCCATTGTCACTAATTAAACTATTAACTAATTGGGTATTAGCACCATCCCATTTTAATAGAGTTTGATCTACTAGAGAACTGGCATTCTTTAATTGGAATTCGTTATCTGATAAAATGATGCCGTTATTAGCGTCAAGCCCTGCTCCAGTATCTGTATTTGTTGCCGAGATATCAATAGTTACTACTCCAGTATCTGGATCAGTTGTTTGTGTTAACTGAGCAGCACTAGACGCTGTAAATCTAAAGTCTCCAGATGCTAAAGCAAACGTACCATTACTAGCAACAGATCCTATCTTAGTAATTGTATCTGTATTGAAGGCATCAATTTCAATTGTGTTGCCATTTTGGACAACAGAAACTGAACTGTCTCTATGTGATCCTCCGATTAAAGTTACATCGGTATTAGAAGTTCCTGTGTTTGATGGGACAAAAGTTCCAGATGCTCCACCTTTAATTCTGGTTACAGTGTCGGCAGAACTTATGGTAATTTCTGGATCTCCAGTGGTTTGATTTGGAGACTGAGAAATAGTTGTAGCTCCAGACTGAAGAAGAGTGATGTTAGTGTTTGTGTTATCATTTGGTATGTAACTAGCAGAAGTTCCAACACGTAGTTTTGTTCTTGTATCTGTATCTGTACCATCAATTGTGATAGTAGTACCAGACATGCTCACACTGGCAGCATTAATGCCAACGATTTCAATATCACCAGAACTAGGAGATCCTCCAGAAGCATTCAAAGTTGTAATTGTATCAGCATCTTCTACTGTTCCTGAAATTATAATGCTGTCTTCATCTCTGGTGATCTGTAAGTCTAATCCTTTGTATCCAGATGGTATGCTTGAAGGGGAAGAAACGGCAATCTTTACATCATCAGTTCCGCTACCAGATCCTCCAGCAGTTAATCTGATAATTTTTTCGTTGGCATTGATAGCATCTACTGCCGAAACACTATATGTTGTGTTATTATCTGGTGTAATTATTGTGCCACCCAAATTAACGGTGGTTCCATTAATATTAATACCTGGATTAATTAAAGCACTGTTTGGTATATTTGTTATTGTATTAGTTGATCCAGAAATAATACAAGTTTCGAAGATTTTATTGGTTACTGTTTGTGATGCAGTTAGATATACATCTCCAGGATCATCCCAGGTAACAACACCACCATCACTCTTGAGGTATTGTCCACTGGTTCCAGTGTTTCCATTGACGGCAATGCCATTGCCAGTCAAATCTAAATTGTCTCCCGAAGACATCTCTTCAATCTTTCGGGAAGTCTCGTTAACAATTAACGGAAAGCGGTCTGCCATTACACTAAGCTGCTGGTATTTCTTCGTTCAACTATTTATAGGGGTCGTATTTATAAGGAAACATCGTGCCAGATTATGAAGTGGCACAATAGGTACAAATACTCCTTCTTTGGGGCTTGACGCTTCTCGGGCACCGTGCTACAATAAATAGGTAAACAAATGTTAAGGACCTTTAAGGATTCGTTACATTGTTAAACACCCCTTAAACCGAGACCTATAGGGTGTATAAAACACGTCTCTCATATCCCGCCTGAGGGTGGCGGGAGCATAGTACCTCCACCATTTCCCTGATGGACTTACTACTTGTTTGTAACAATGACTGCTACACTTTCACAACAACGCTCTACTAACACCTGGGAACAGTTCTGTAACTGGGTGACCTCTACTGACAACCGTCTGTATGTCGGTTGGTTCGGTGTTCTGATGATCCCTTGTCTGCTTGCTGCTACGACATGTTTCATCATCGCTTTCATCGGTGCTCCCCCAGTGGACATCGATGGTATCCGTGAACCCGTCGCTGGTTCACTCATGTACGGAAACAACATCATCTCTGGTGCTGTTATCCCTTCAAGCAACGCTATTGGTCTTCACTTTTATCCCATCTGGGAAGCAGCTTCTCTCGATGAGTGGCTCTACAACGGTGGTCCTTTCCAACTTGTTGTCTTCCACTTCCTGATTGGCATCTATGCTTACATGGGTCGTGAGTGGGAACTCTCTTACCGTCTGGGGATGCGTCCTTGGATCTGTGTTGCTTACTCGGCACCAGTTGCTGCTGCTTCTGCTGTCTTCCTGATCTACCCCTTCGGTCAGGGCTCCTTCTCCGATGCTATGCCCCTGGGTATCAGTGGCACCTTTAACTACATGCTTGTCTTCCAAGCAGAGCACAACATCCTGATGCACCCCTTCCACATGCTTGGTGTGGCTGGTGTGTTCGGTGGTTCTCTCTTCTCGGCAATGCACGGTTCTCTGGTTACTTCCTCGCTGGTTCGTGAAACCACTGAGAACGAGTCACAGAACTATGGTTACAAGTTCGGTCAAGAAGAAGAGACCTACAACATTGTTGCTGCTCATGGATACTTTGGTCGTTTGATCTTCCAGTATGCTTCCTTTAATAATTCTCGCTCTCTTCACTTCTTCCTTGCTGCTTGGCCAGTTGTAGGTATTTGGTTCACCGCTCTGGGTGTTTCGACCATGGCATTCAACCTCAACGGTTTCAACTTCAACCAGTCGATTGTTGATAGTCAAGGTCGTGTCCTGAACACTTGGGCAGACGTTCTTAACCGTGCTGGTCTGGGTATGGAAGTGATGCACGAGCGTAATGCTCACAACTTCCCTCTCGATCTTGCTACTGCTGAGAACACTCCTGTTGCTCTCACTGCTCCTAGCATTGGTTGAGTTAAATAAAATAAACTTCAGGGGGTCTTCGGACCCCTTTTCTTTTCAGGAGGTATAATGGTTTCATCAACACTTTCACAACCAATTAAACAACGAGGATGGTTCGATGTCCTGGATGACTGGCTTAAGAGAGATCGCTTTGTATTTGTGGGTTGGTCTGGACTACTTCTTTTTCCCACTGCTTATCTCGCAATTGGTGGCTGGCTTACTGGTACAACGTTTGTTACGAGCTGGTATACCCACGGGCTTGCCTCTAGTTATCTTGAAGGCGCTAATTTCCTTACGGCAGCTGTGTCAACTCCTGCTGACGCTATGGGTCATTCTCTTCTTCTACTTTGGGGTCCTGAGTCTCAGGGAGATTTTGTCAGGTGGCTCCAACTTGGGGGACTCTGGCCTTTTGTGGCGCTCCACGGAGCCTTTGCTCTCATAGGTTTTATGCTTCGCCAGTTTGAGATTGCTCGCCTGGTAGGTATCAGACCCTATAACGCCATTGCTTTTTCGGGTCCTATCGCTGTGTTCGTCAGCGTGTTCCTGATGTATCCTCTGGGTCAATCCAGTTGGTTCTTTGCTCCATCGTTCGGTGTGGCAGCAATCTTCAGGTTCCTGCTGTTCCTTCAAGGGTTCCACAACTGGACTCTCAACCCCTTCCATATGATGGGAGTGGCAGGTATCCTAGGTGGCGCTCTTCTTTCTGCTATTCATGGAGTAACTGTAGAAAATACTTTGTATCAAGATGGTGAGCAAGCAAATACTTTTAAGGCATTTGATTCTACTCAGGAAGAAGAGACTTATTCAATGGTTACAGCAAACCGATTCTGGTCTCAGATTTTTGGTATTGCTTTCAGCAACAAACGTTGGCTTCATTTCTTTATGCTATTCGTTCCAGTTATGGGACTTTGGACATCCAGCATTGGCATCATTGGTCTGGCTCTTAATCTTCGTGCTTACGATTTCGTTTCTCAGGAGGTCCGAGCGGCTGAAGATCCAGAGTTTGAAACGTTCTATACTAAAAACATCCTTCTCAACGAAGGATTGAGAGCATGGTTGGCACCAGTCGATCAACCACATGAAAACTTTGTTTTTCCTGAAGAAGTCTTGCCAAGAGGCAACGCTCTGTGATATACTAGGGGGGTCAAACGACCCTCTTTTTTATGGACATTGAACTGTATACTCTACGTGGTTGTGGTAACTGTACTAAGATGAAGGAACTTCTTAAACGAGCAGATGTTCCCTACACAGAGAAGATGATTCCGAATGACATTACCAAAGCAGATATCTATGAGAATTATCCTTCTATGATTAACAAAGGATTTCCTCAAATTGTTATTGATGGTGAAGTTATTGGTGGTCTTGTAGAAGCAGTCACGTATTTTGTAAAGAATAAATTGATTACACGTGCTTCAAGATGAGTCAGGAATTGAAGATAAATAGAGGTGTAGAGCTTATGCTCAGGAGGGAGAAGAAAGCACACGAGCCGAAAGGTTTAAAGTTCAATCACACAATCGCTCTCCTGGGTAAAAAATTCAATTTTAAATTTGAATTTTCTTGGGAGACAAATAGTAACTAAGGAGTATTACTATGTCTACCCCCGTAATTTTGTTCTTTTCGACAATCATCACTGCTTTATTTTTCCTAGTAGGTGTTACAATAGGTTGGACAGCAAATGACTTCCTGTACAACATGTTATCGAAAGATGAACTTCATCCAGAAATGTATGGAGATGATGGTATGGTTATCAATGAAGAGCTCTTAGCAGTAAGATTCGTAGAGGACGACGAAGACGAGGATGATTATTATTGACATGAACCAGATTATGATTAGTAATCTGATGGTTCAACTGAAGAACGATTCGTTGAACGAAGACTTGGTAAGACACATGGTTCTTTCCTCCCTCTTTTCATATGAAAAACAATACACAGAAGAGTATGGCGAAATTGTTTTAGCATACGACTCTAAGCATTATTGGAGGAAAGAAGTCTTTCCGTATTACAAACAAAACAGAAAGAAAGATCGTGAAAAATCTAATCACAACTGGACAAGTATCTTTGAAGTACTGAATAAAATCAGGGATGAGATTAAAGAATATTTTCCATTCAAAGTGATTGAAGTTCATGGAGCAGAGGCAGATGATGTTATCTCTACTCTTTGTAAGAATAAAGGAACTCAAAAACTTTTGATTCTCTCTGGAGATAAAGACTTTATTCAGTTACAAAAATACCCAGGGGTTAAGCAGTTTAATCCTATTATGAAACGGGAAGTTACCCATGAAAATCCCCTTACATATGTGAAAGAACATATTATTAAGGGAGATAAGTCTGACGGCATTCCTAACTATCTTTCTTCTGATGATACATTTGTTTCTGGTGTTAGACAAAAACCTATTAGTAAAAAGAACTTAGATAAATGGGTAAAAGAATCTCCTCATCAGTTCTGTAAAACATCTGAAGACCTACAAAATTATCATAGGAACCAAAGACTCATTGATTTTGATTGTATTCCTTTGGAAATAGAAGACAAAATTATGGATCTTTATCACTCTCTAAATAATAGTGAGAAGCAAGTGCCTTTAGAATATTTTCAACGTCATAAGTTGAATGATCTAATGGAGAAATATTTCTTTCGTAACCCTACACAATTTGCCAAATGAAACTTTTAATTTCTGAAGTGCTCCAAAAAGTGAGCAACGCTAAGACAAAAGCAGAGAAGGTAAAAATTCTACAGGAACATAACACCCAAGCATTGAGAACTATTCTTATTATTAATTATGATGAGAGTGTTGTTTCGATGCTACCTGAAGGAGATGTACCATTCACTCCCAATGATGCTCCTCCTGGAACGGAGCACACTAAACTGGAGCATGAGTACCGTAAACTTTATCTCTTTTTCAAGGGAGGTTCTACATCGCTAAAGCAATCTAAGCGAGAAGATTTATTCATTCAGATGCTTGAAGGACTTCAACAAACCGAAGCGAATGTTTTGGTTCTTGCCAAAGATAAAAACCTACAAAAGAAGTATAAAATTACTAAGGCATGTGTTGAAGAAGCCTTCCCTCAAATTCAGTGGGGTGGTCGTAGTTGAGCGTAAAGGTAGTTTATCACAACTGTGATCCAGATCTAGCAAAAGATAGATCTTTACCATACACTGCTTACTTAGTTGAGTATGATGACGGTGCTGGACTATGTTATGACATAGTTATTTGTAATAAAAAAACAGATATATTTGACCACTACTGGGATAAATATCGTGAGGGATTAAAATCTTTCAAGCAATCTGAAGGAAGAACAAACCCAAAACTATGGTCACCACCTAACACGAAGAAGAAATAACAATGGACATAACTCCTCAAGAACAAAAAGCTATTTTAGAAGTGATTCCTTCTTCTACTCAAACGTTTTGTATTCTTTATTGGAAGAAATCGGATGGGCCTGGAGCAGATAAGAAAGTTCTAAGAAGAATTAATTCCAACGGGGTTCCAGTCTCAACTAAAAAATACTCAGAAGTATTCTTTTATAATGATGTTAGACATGCTTTAACACATGCTCAGTTTCTTCTTGCTCATGGATACGATTTAAAAATTCACAAATGTAATAGAAAAAATAACGATAAATTTTGGTTAACTTGATATGGAATATGGATATCATTACCTTGCTAAATTAGTTTTCTGTGATCCAGAAAAACTAGATGACGAGGAGTATTTGAAAACTACTTTAGAATCTGCTGCTAATATGGTTGGGGCAACTGTATTACATACAGCATCTCATAAGTTTGACCCCCAAGGTGTTACTGCTTTCTGTATGCTTTCTGAAAGTCACATTAGTATTCATACGTGGCCAGAGAAAGCGACTTGTACTCTAGATGTCTACACGTGTGGTGATGCTGATCCCCAAGCGGCGGGAGAATTTATTCAGCTAGCAGTAGATGGATCTATTGCTATGACACAAACAGTTGTTCGATAAATTGTATCAAAAGATACAGGTTGACATCTCTATATAAAGATGGTAGAATACTGCCATCGTTCATTCGCTATTTCCGAATAGCGAACGCAAGTAAGCCGACTCGGAACGGATCGTTCATCTATGGAAGCACTTTTCTTGACATGTTTACAGGCACATTTTATTATTGGGAGAGTGGTTACTCATCCAGAATTAAATGACCGCCAACGTAATGAAATCATTTGGGAAGTTAAACAAGTCACAAAGAAAGGTTGTTTCGTAGACGCAAAAGCCGACTGAAGGAACGGGATCTAATCCATCTCATTTCTTTAGGAGTAAACCCATGGCTAAAGTAGTATATCGTGGCATCGAGTATGATACCCAGAAGCGTCTGGAGTATCAACAGCAAATGGCACAGCAACCCCAACAGTATAACGAAAACTATCGTGGTGTTCGTTATGTAAAGGAGGGACATAAGTGAAACAAAAACTTAATGCTCTTCAACTGATCAAAGAGCAGAAGCAAAAAGAAGATCGTCGCCACCAAGCCCAACTAGCACAACTGGTTGGAGCGAAGTAGTGGAAGACTACACATATCACTACGATGATATGGATAAGGATAGCAGACCACCTGCTTGCTACCAACTAACATATAGAGGGTGTAAGTATTGGTCTTGCTATCGAGTACATCTACGAGATTGGTTTGAAAGGATGATGACCTTTGAACCTATCTTTAACAGGAAGGGTTGACGCCCTTCTTTTTTTATGCTAACATAGTTCAAACTGGACAAAACTATGGACAGACAAAAACTAAAACTAATCATCAAGAACTTAGAGTTATTGGTAGAGAGTTTGAAGTCGGAAGTTTATTCAGATACTACATCTTATGTCGTTCGATCTAATGATGGAAAGGATATGAGTTATAGTGATTATGATGACGATGGTTACACTGATTAAATATGACACAGACACAACCCAAATCTCTTAAGCAATACATCAAGTGGCTTCAACAAGCAATTGATAACGGGCACTTGTATGATTCAGAAGAGTATGCTAAACTTAAAAAGGAGTTGTATGAAGCAAAGCGACTCCGCCAACTAGTACAAATACGTGAAAAAGCAGCCTATGGATTCGGATACCAATTTGAACCTCTCCCCAGTCCGTCTAGTGACAGTGACTCCAGAGGCGGAGAAGACGATGGGGTACGTGGCGAGGGTGAGCAACCCACAGAACCAGGACAACCCTAACGTCGCTGGTCTGCTCAAGTATTGTGTTAAGCATCAGCACTGGTCTGTATTCGAGCAGGCACACATGACCCTTGAGATTGAAACTACACGAGGTATCGCTGCCCAGATTCTTCGTCACCGTTCATTTACATTTCAAGAATTTTCACAACGCTATGCTGATGTAAATTGGTTGGAGTCTGGTATTCCTGTGCCAGATCTTCGTAGTCAAGATACTAAGAACCGTCAGAATTCTATCGATGATATCTCTCCCGAAACAAAAAAAGATCTCCAAGCGTACATTGATCGTCACTTCGCTGAAGCGATGGATCTCTACAATGAACTCCTTCGCCAAGGCATTGCTAAAGAATGCGCGAGATTCGTCCTACCACTAGCAACCCCAACAAAAATCTACATGACTGGCTCTGTTCGGTCATGGATCCACTATATAGATCTACGGAGTGCTCATGGTACTCAAAAAGAACACATGGATATTGCTAACGCCTGTAAGCAAATCTTTGTCGAACAATTCCCTACTGTTTCTGAAGCTTTGGAGTGGAACTAATGCCTACTTATCCTGTTAAACATAAAGAGACTGGGGAAACTCAAGAACTTTACATGACAATGAAAGAGTATGAGCAATGGAAGACTGAGAATCCTGAATGGGAAAAAGATTGGTCGGCTGGTGTTGCTGGTGTTGGTGAGGTAGGGGATTGGCGTAATAAAATGGGGAAGACACACCCAGGATGGTCTGATATTATGTCACGAGCATCTAAAGTTCCTGGTTCAACTATTCAGTGGTAATTAAATATGCCTAGAGCACGTAACAAAAAAGCTCCTGGAGCAGGCATGTCTGCTCGACAAATGAAGAGGAGAAAGCCTATCAATTCCGAGTATCTTCTTCCCATTGAACCTCTAACTGAAAACCAAGAAGTTATGTTCGAACGATATGGTCAAGGTAAAAACATTTTTGCTTATGGATGTGCTGGTACTGGTAAAACATTTGCCGCTTTGTATCTAGCACTAAAGGATGTTCTTGATGAGTACACTCCTTATCAAAAAGTTTACATTGTTAGATCGCTGGTTGCTACTAGAGAAATTGGATTCCTACCTGGAACCCATGAAGATAAAGCAGACATCTATCAGATTCCATATAAAAATATGGTGAAGTATATGTTTGAGATGCCTGATGACAACAGTTTCGACATGCTGTATGAGAATCTTAAGCATCAGGAAACCATTTCTTTTTGGTCAACTTCATTCCTTCGTGGAACCACTCTAGATAATTCTATTGTTCTTATCGATGAATGTCAGAACTTAAACTTCCACGAACTTGATAGTATCATTACTCGTTGTGGTCAAGATACTAAGATCATTTTCTGTGGTGATGCTAGACAGTCTGACCTCCAAAAATCTAATGAACGTACAGGCATCATTGATTTCATGAAGATCATTCAAAGTATGGAAGAAGACTTTTCAATGATCGAATTTGGTATTGAAGATATCGTTCGTTCTGGTCTCGTTAAGAATTATTTGATCGCTAAAATTAATATGGGATTCTGATGAAAGTATTTGATCACGTGGGGATTGAACCCATTGAAATGAACACTGTTACAATAGATGGGAAAAGATATTATGTTACTCCTAGCGGTAACAAGTATCCTTCAATCACCACAGTGATCAGTAATAACTCTAAGAAGCAAGCTGGTCTTGCTAAGTGGAGAGCAAGAGTAGGAAAAGATAAAGCACAAGCAGTATCTACTCGTGCCGCTGGTCGTGGTACTAGGTATCACAAACTAGTTGAAGACTACTTGAATAATGAATTAGATAAACAAAAGTATAGAGACATGCCACTTCCGTGGTTTATGTTCAATACATCACAGAAAGTCTTGGACCGTATAAATAATATATACCTCCAAGAAGCAGCGTTGTATTCTGACACTCTTGAAATAGCTGGCAGAGTAGACTGTATCGCTGAGTTCGATGGGGAACTGAGCATTATTGATTTCAAAACGTCTGCTAAACAGAAGAAAGAGCAACACTTATTCGACTACTATGTACAAGAATGTGGGTATGCTTGTATGCTTCAAGAGGTGTATGGTCTTACTGTTAAACAGTTAGTCACAATTGTAGCCACAGAAGAGGGAGAAGCACAAGTTAGTGTTGTGCCACCTAAAAAAGAATATTTAATTACGCTACAGCAATACATTCAAGAATACAAAGAAAAACATGTCGAAAGATCTGGAGGATAAATTTATGACAACTGCGAAATTTTCGCAGGACGTTGAGAAAGTGGCATTTGAAAATCAAATGAACTATATTGATGCCATTATTTTTTACTGTGAAAAAAATGAAATTGAAATCGAATCAGTTGCTAAACTGATTAGCAAACCACTTAAGGAAAAACTTAAGTACGATGCTCAGAAACTAAATTATATGAAGAAAACAAGTCGAGCTAAGTTGATGCTGGTATGAGTAATTTCTTTCAGTCAGAAATGGTAAAAGGAGATCTCCAAGAAATGATGGAGCTCCAGAGGTATTGCTTCCAAGCAGCCCATGCTTTCCCTGTTCTTTCTCCTGAAAAGAAGATGGAATACTTTAATATCTTGGAAGAACTTCTAGAGAAACAGAAGATCTTTAATGCCAGACTTCAACTTAGTGACGACCCAGAAGCTAAAGACATGGCAGAAAGTATGAAGACTGCTGCTGTTATGCTTGGTGGTGACGCCAATAAAACAATCAATGAGATCTTTGATGATCTCCTTGGTAAAGTTAAACTAATGAAGGACACCCTTCAAAGTGGCACAGGGGATTGACACCCGCCCCTGTGCCCTGTTATTATGTGTAGGTGGTTGAGGGGTCACACAACCACAATCCGAAACAATCCGAGGTAATCCGAATGTCATTTGCAGATCTTAAGCGTAAGTCCCAGAATAGTTTTGAGTTCCTCCAGAAGGAACTTGAAAAGTCCAGCACCGATAAGACTGGTGCCGACGATCGTCTCTGGAAGCCCGAACTTGACGCTTCTGGTAACGGTTATGCCGTTATCCGTTTCCTCCCTGCCCCCGAGGGAGAAACTGTACCCTGGGCAAAAGTCTACTCCCATGCTTTCCAAGGTCCTGGTGGTTGGTTCATCGAGAACTGCCTGACTACGAAAGGTGATAAGTGTCCTGTCTGCCTTCACAACAGCAGTCTGTGGAACAGTGGTATTGAGAGTGACAAAGAGGTTGCTCGTAAGCAGAAACGTAAACTGTCTTACTACAGCAACATCTATGTTGTGAAAGATCCTAAGAATCCCGAGAACGAAGGTAAGGTCTTCCTGTATCGTTATGGTAAGAAGATCTTTGATAAGGTCATGGCAGCGATGCAACCTGAGTTCCAAGATGAAACTCCCGTGAATCCTTTCGACCTGTGGGAAGGTGCTAACTTCAAACTGAAGATTAAAACTGTTGCTGGTTACTGGAACTACGATAGTTCTGAGTTCGATCGTGTTGCTGCTCTGTCAGCTGACGATGATGAACTGGAGAATATCTGGAAGCAAGGTTATTCTCTGGAATCATATACTGCTGACGGTGAGTTCAAGACCTATGATGATCTTGATACTCGTCTGAATGCTGTACTGAACACTGCTCCTCGTACCACCATTCGAGAGCAGGAAGAGGAAGAGTTTGAACCTGTTGCTGTTAGCACTCCTCCTGTTGCCTCTGGTTTCCGTGAGAGAATGACGGCATCTACTGACGATGACGATGCTCTCAGTTACTTCGCTCGTCTTGCTGAAGAAGACTGATACCAAAATCACATACTGAATTCTATTGGCGGGAGAAAAATTTTCCCGCCAATTTTTTTATGAAAAGGTCGATCAGACTCCAGTCTTCTTTAACTTAGCATTAATATAATCAGAAGACTTTTTATACTTGGATGCTTTCCTAAATTCGTCAACGAACTTGTCTATGTATTGTGGTTTGAGAAGAAATATTTCTCTATTCTTTTCATTTTCATTACTCTCGTATTCGAATTGAGTGACAGGTCTAGCAAGTTGACTACCACTAATTTCTTTTACTGTACCATTGTCTAAGTATTGAAATCCAGTTTCAATTTTCCTCTTCCAAGTTCCTTCGACATTCACCCAAGTAACATTGTCGATAATATAATAATCTGATTCTACTTGTACGACTTCATAATCAAGTGGACGTTCTACGCTAGTTGTCCCAGAGAATGTGATCGATTGGAATCCATAATTATCTGGACCAGTGTTTGAAGGTTGGTAGATTAACCATTCTGTAGTTGCTGTTCTTGCCTGTTCTGGGATGGCTAGCGAGAATGTAAATGGTTCTGAATCAAATCTGCCTCGTTGAATTCTATTCTCATCCCAACGGAAGTCTGCTGTTAATTCTAAATCTGGGATGGGTGTTCTAACATCATTCTGAGCAAATGCTTCTGAAGCGTATACATATCCATTTCCAATGTCTTCATTCTTAACATACACCGACAATTCATAAGTAGCAACACCAGCAGAGACAGACTCTCCTCTGTCAACAATATCTAGGTAGTAAATCTCTCCTTGATAATCAACAATGATATCTACTCTGGCACCAGTATCAATTTCGGCACCTCTATACACAGGAACATCTAGATAAATTCCTGCTCGTCTACCAGGATAGAATATGCCACCGATAACACCAGGACTGACAGGATCCGATTCAACCGTGAGACCTTGAATCATTTTCACTGGGATGATGCTTCCTAGACTGAAGAAAGAATTACTATCTGGATCAGTTTTAAATCCTATGAACAAACCTTCGCCGTTGTTGCCAATGACATCTGGAAACTCTCCTCCATTTTGATCATTGCCAAACTGAGCGTAGATTGAAAGCATATTATATTCTCTACAGTCCATAGGCACTGTTTTAAAATACCTAGCATCCCCTGATCCTCCACCTTCAGATCCGCTTCTAAAATGTAAGTATCCAGAACTTCTGACCCCAGAAGTTAATGCTGGGTAGAATACAAATCCGTCAGCACCAGTTCCAGATCCATATGAATCAAAATAAACACCCACTGGTCCGTAGTTGAAATCTATTAGATTGTTATCTGGACTACTAGCAGAGAAAATGTAACTGTTAACAATTGGAATGTAATCTACAGTTGGTGTGAGTTGGGGCAGTGTATCTGGAATATATCTTTCTTGTCCTTCATAAAAAGATTGATCTACCCACGTTCCAGCTGGCATTAATACTTTACCAAACTTGGAGATCTGTTCTTCTTCACTAATGATCTCGTAGTGGTGAATATCATAGTATGGATTGTCATACTGCTCTTCGACATGCTTTCTCAATTCAGATTCTGACATTGGTAGTCCGAATGATGGATTGATTAGGTTGTTTGTTAGTACAATTACCCAATCATAGTATGGACTTCCATATAATTTTTCGGCAATCTGATCCAGTCTCTCTCCATCAGGTACGGCAGACTTGGTGTAGTATGTTGAGTAAGAGAAACCAGTATCTGATACTTTAAATCTCTTGAAGAAGTTTTTCGCTACGACAAAATCAGATTCCGAGAATGGATAACTGATTGGTTTTGTGTCGTATTGAATAGATGGTAAGATGTCGAAATACATTAGTAGGAAGTTCCTCCAACAACGATATCGTTTGAGTATACAAGTTTGGTTTCTTGGAATGATATTGATAATTCTGTTGCCACGGGGGATCCAGGCTCGGCACCACCATATGTAGCATACGATCCATCAGGTGTGTAACTCACACTGACATCAGTGATAGCACATACTTTGTATTGTGGAAGGAAAGGATGTAGTTCTCCGCCCTTCATAAATTGAACCCACACGAGACCAGGGACACCAATATAGTTAGCATTTTGATCTGGACTTGATTCATTGTCAGAACCTTGGGCATCTGGTGGTAAAAATGTTTTTAGTTTGTCAATGAAACCACCAATCCCAGCAGCAACAGCAGCAGAACCAGCAGAAGGTTGTTGACCTAAAGTTGGTAGAGCACACTTTTTAAAGGTGCCAACAATTGATCTAATTATCTTAGTTTCTTCAGCATTTCTGGGAGCCATTTTAAAGGATAAACTAAAGTTTCTTAGACCAAATCCTTCGAACATAAGTTCTACGTTTGGGTTGAGAATGACTCCACCTACACCACCTAGAACGTCTTCAATACCAACCTGACCACCGATACCACCAGGAGCATTACTGATGGCACCAGCAAGAGCTTGTGCTTCTAAACTTGAGAATCGCTGCCCTGCTTGTGTGATAGCAGTGGTAACAGAGTTAACGAATCCACCACCGTTTCCAGATCCAGCGGTGCCAGCAGTTTGTAAAGCATTCGCTGCTACGTTTGTGAATCCTTTACCACCCCAATCAGCAGTGTACTGTGCTGTAATATCTTCAGGCATATACAGCAGTACTGTTTGTAGTCCTGGATATTTTTCATAACTAGCACCATTGTATCTGTTTGATGTACTGCCACCAGGATTCTGAGCAAACGGTGGAGAATACTTATAGAAATCAAATTTCACATAGTCAGTATAATCACTGAATATTTTTTGTGGGTATGATAATCTACTTGAAGGTGGTGTGCTGCTAGTAGATCCTAAAATGTTGAGAACGTCTGCCATTTAGATTACCATCTCCCTATCTGATGCTTTGCCATATCCTTCGATGACTCTTTGTGCTTTAATGTTATCATAAAGTGCTTCATTAGTTTCTTCCCAAACATCTTCTTTTTTGTATGGGAAGAGGTGACCGTTAACATTTTTCACAAAGTCCTCAGTTGGTAGTAGAATGGCAGTGTCCCATTCAACAGCAGCGAGATCAAGGTACAGTCCCTCTACATGATCGTTAATGTATTTATGGAAGCACTTCTTGGGTATGTCTATACGACCACCCATCAATTTCTGTACCGTAATTATTCTTTTCTTGGGAGACATATAATGTAAGTTGGCTCCCCAGAATTCATTCTGCTTTGCTTTGATTACATATACTAAAGGAAATCTGTCATAGTATGGAAGCCATCTCATCTTCGCTTTGTACTCAAACATATAAAGATGTCCAGCAACAGGATATGATCTCAACACATTCAAGTCCTGTTCATTTTTACTTCCTGTTCTATCTCTACGTTCTGCCGCTACAAATTTAGAAAGATCTTTTTTGTACGATGAAGCTTCATCTTTAACAGCAGCACGATACCATGACAGAGACTTCTTTTCTCCTTTTGTTTTTTCTGTTATTCTCTCAAAGAGAGTTTTGTAACCTGGAGTTTTATTTACTTGGTTACGTTGTACTGATTTAAATCCAGTTGCCATTGGACTATACTCCTAAGTGATCTTCGGTGAGGATTAAAAATTTCATCTGCCTATCCTCACAGAAGTCCTGAGCAGCATCCCACTTAGCGCGGTTCTTAACGTAGGTTAGGACTTCTTTTTTCCAAGCGGCAGTCTTACGTTTAGGTTTCTCATTCGGTGGTTGTGTTTGCTTCTTTGGTTTTACCTCGATAAGATACTTGCTAATCAGTCCAGACCGTGACTTTACTTTGATGTAGAAGTCTGGATAATACCGATGTATCCTACCATCAGTGGGACAACGGTAAGGAATAATTACTTCCTCACTGCCCCACTCAACTATGCTATCATTATGATCACAGAAGAACATAAATTTTCTTTCCCACATACTTCTGTAGATGATTCGTGTAGGGTTGCCCCTATATTTCTGTGGGTTTGTTGGTTTATAAATTCCAGAGTATGCCATAATAAATATAGTTGGACCAACTATCTCTATTTAGTGTGGCAAAAGGCATAGCAAAATTTATTGACGTGATGGCCAAGCAAGGCGGCATGTCATATAGCAACAACTTTGATGTTGAATTTATGTTCAACAAGTCCCAGCATACTGACTTAAGATCTAGATTCAAAACCTTTGGTATTGACTTTGGAAATCTAGGTACTAATGCTACAGATGCTGATGAAAATGCTAAGGGAACACCAACAGATGTGTTGAAAATGTTTTGTGAAGAAGCACAGATTCCTAATGTTCAAGCAGCAACAGGACAACTCAATGGAAGATTGATGGGAGAGGGTCAGGTAAATTATGCTCACACAAAATTGTATACAGACTTCCAATTAGGATGGATGTGTGATGCTAACATGACTCCCCTTAAATTTCTTAACGCTTGGTACTCTTTTATTTTTGAGGAGTATGATGAAAAGGGAGTTGCTATTCTCGGATCTGCTGGTGGCGGAAACTATGCTAAAAAAGATGCTAGACTTCGTGATTTGAAGAAAGAAACTGGTCTCATTGGTAGTAGAGAAAAGTCTGTACGCCTAAGATTTCCCGATGAATATCAATGTAATGTTGCCATTACTAAGACAGAGAAAGGAAGTAGTGCTGCTAATAGTAGAGGATCAATGATGTATACTTTGATCGATTGTTTTCCTTATGCTATTGATGCTGTACCATTATCATATGGGGCATCACAAGTTACTAAAGTTACTGCTAACTTCTACTACTCTAAGTACAGTGTTGTGTATAACGACATCACTAAGTTCAGGGGATAAATATAAAATATAGAATAAATTGTTATGTCTACACCATTACCTACTTTGTCTGTGCCAACTTTCGAGTTGACACTACCATCGACGGGAAAGACAATTAAATACAGACCATTCCTAGTCAAAGAAGAAAAGATTTTGCTTCTTGCTATGGAATCTGAAGACGAAAAGATGATTGAGAATGCTGTTAGAGATATTCTCAAGTCATGTATTCAAACCAGAGGGATTAAGATCGATAGTTTGGCATCGTTTGATCTCGAATATCTATTTCTTAAGATTAGAGCAGTATCTGCTGGTGAAACTGTACAGATGAAAGTTACTTGCTTGGATGATAACCAAACACAAGTATCTGTCACTGTAAATTTAGATGATGTTAGTGTACAGAAGCCAGAAGGTCATACTAATAAGATTATGCTTCAGGATAACATTGGCATGATCATGAAGTATCCTGGTGTAGATCAATTTATTAACATCACCTTATTAAATAAAGACTTAACCACCACAGAAGAATTGTTTAAAGTTATTGCTGGATGTGTGGATCAAATCTTTCAAGATGAGGAAGTCTGGGACTCTGCTGATATGAAACAGGAGCAGATCATTGAGTTTTTAGAAGGCATGACTCCACAACAGTTCGAAACTGTACAAACATTCTTCGAAACTATGCCTGTTCTTAAGCACCAGTTTAAAGTTACCAATCCAAATACTGGTGTCGAATCTACATACACGTTGGAGGGTCTACAATCTTTTTTCGGATAAGCATGTTCTATAATACTCTAGAGAATTATTATAGAACAAACTTCTCTCTCATGCAGCACCATAAATATAGCTTGACAGAGATTGAAAATATGATGCCTTGGGAGAGAACTGTGTATGTTTCCCTATTGAATAATTGGATTAAAGAACAAGAAGAAGCTAGGAAAGCAGCACAAAAATGATTCCACCAAAGGCAATCAAGAAGATTAAGAATGATGCCCACAGGGAGATAGTTGTTGGGCACTTGATTGCCTATGGTTTCTTCCCAAGTACTAGTGAAGGTATAGATCAAGCAAAGAAATTTGTTGCTGGATTAGATCAGTGGATTGCTCCATCTGATCTGCCAAATTATTATGATGATCTAGAAAGTGATCTAATGACTGGCAGAGAGACTGCTGGTATCGTGAACATCAGAATGATCTTGGAAGATTTTTACTTTGGTGGTGGTAGTGGACTCTCGGCACAAGAATCCGAACCAGAAAGCATACCTGTCGAGGTAGAAATTGTTGAGGTCGAGCAAAAAGAACCAGACGAACCTATTGTAATTCAAGTTGAAGCTCCATTTGAAAATCCTACTAACCCAAACAAGCGCCGTAGAATCAGAGCAAAGAGAATTAAAAATACTATCAAGGTAAATCGTCAGAAGAAAAAAGATCTTGCCACTAGAATGGCAGATGCTTTTGATAGAAATCTTGAAGACTTAATTGATAATATCAGAAACCCAAAGGCACCAGCGCCACCAAAAACTAGAAGAAAAAAGAAGCAAGTTCTAGTACAGAAGCGTGCCAAGAAAGTAGCAGCAAAATTTGACACAAAAGATCCAAATAAAGCGGCAACATTTAATGAGTTCTTAGGAATCAAACTCAAGAATGCTTTTGGACGTGCTGCTGAAGCCAGAAGATTAGCAAAAGAATCTGGTGCGGAACCCCAGGGTAGAGGATATTTTTTAAAGAAAGCACTTGGGTTTGAATTTGGTGGCGATAAGATTGCTAGATTAAAAGGTACATTCTCTAAGAATCCTGCTGCTGTAAATGATCCAGCACTTTCTAGAGATCAAAGATTCTTAGCTGGCATTGGTAGTGACATCACTCCACCACCAGTAAGACAACCAGAACTATTTGACACTAGTAAGTATGCCAGAACTGGTGTCAGTAAAGTATTCAGTGATAATTTAGATCGATTAAAAGAATCTTTCAACAAGGTAGAGAAGAGATTTAACGATGTAATCTCTATCAAAAAGAACAAAGCAGATAATAACGATGCCTTAAGTGGCATGGCTAAAACTGTAGAATCTTTAAAGAATATTCTTAAGAAGAATAATAAAGTTCAATCTGATATTAACAAGACTAAAGACAAGCAGTTAGATTTCTTACAAGAGTTAGCAGAAGAAACTCAGGCTGGTTTAGAAGAAGCAAGTATTGAAGAGACTGTAGATAATTCTGATGTAATTAAACCTAGCAAACCAGAGTTCTTGAAAGACAAAGGTGGTGCTGGTGATGATGAAGATGATGATGGGGGTGGCGGCGATGATGATGGGGGTGGTGGCGGACTCTTTGATTTCGTTGACTTCTTTGATAGAAAGAAAAGAAAGAGACGTAGGAGAAGGAGACGTGGACCTAGAGGAAGAGGTCCACGTGGACCTAAAGGTGGTGGTCCAAAAAAACCTGGACCGTTAAGAAGATTTAAAGACTTCATGGGTAGAGGTGCTGATAAAGCAAAGGACGTACTATCAAAAGGAAAGAATGCTGGTGGAAAACTGTTATCTAAAGGTAAAGGTCTAGCCGCTGGTACGCTAGCAGCAGGAACTGGGTTACTTGCAACTGCTAACAGAGGTGTTAAAAGTTTTGGAGACAACGCTCTCAATATAGGAAAGGGAGCGATGAATTGGTTTACCGATAGCCCTGTTGCCAAGAGAATTGGTTTGGCATCAGGTAAGTTCGGCGGTAGAATGGTTCCTGGTGTTGGTACGGCATTCAGTGCTGCTGATGCGGCAGACAGGGCTTCTCGTGGCGATAAGATCGGGGCATGGTTGGCAGGCACTGGAGCGGTTTCTGGTGCCGCTACAGTTGCCACTAGTGGAGCTGCTCTTACTGGTTGGGGAGCACTGGTGCCAGCGGCAACCGAACTCACATCAGCAGTAGCAGACGTTGCTTTGTTTGGATATGATATTTTCAATGCTATTACTGGAAGAGACCCAGGAGGACAACAGAGAGAAAAATTAAACGCTGGTGGGGTAGTTCCTGCTCAGATTGGTGAAGCTGGTCCTGAGATGTTGATTAGGAATGGAGGAGCAACTGGAGGAGGAATGAATCCACTACAGTCACTAGCACCAATGATTGTTGCTCTACGTGAGGTCACAAAACGTGCTGGAACTTGGGCAGATCCTATTGAGAACATGGTGAGACAGGTTACAGATCCCATCGCTAAACAATTAAACTTACCAGTGCTTCCTGTTGACAGCAAACTAGGAGAGGTTAAAGCGGGAGCAATTAAACCAGAAGATGAGTTTGGTTTCTTTGGTAAGTTATTTGGTTTTGGTAGACGTGGTGAAGACGGGGAAGGTGATGGTAGTACCACAGGATCTGACAACAGTACTGTTCCTATTACTGGCATACCTTTGGGAGAAAGTCAGACAGCTCAAGCAGGACAATTAGTTTCTGGTTTAGTATCAAGAGGATTTACTAAAGAAGAAGCAGCTGCTATCGTAGGCAACTTGTGGGCAGAATCTGGGTTCAGAACTGGTGCCGTCAATCCATCTTCGGGTGCTTATGGTTTGATGCAATGGTTGGGTGGTAGAAAGAATCGTTTAGTACAGTTTGCTCAGGAGAAAGGTAAATCTCCTGCTGATCTAGATCTACAGTTAGATTACATTGCTTGGGAATTAAAAGGTGGAAACCCATACGAAACCAAACAATTTGAAAAGGCAATGGCATATGGTACATCCATTGCCGACAAGACTAGAGGATTTGCCCAGGAGGTTGAGAGAGCTGGGGCACATGAACTAGCATCTTCCATGGCAAAAAGAGTTGGCGCTGGAGAATCTGCTTTTAATGCTGTAGCAGTCGCTCCACCACCAGGAGCAGCACCACCACAGCAACCAAATAATTTGTTCCTCAACCCATCTCCACAGCAACAAACTCCATCGCCACTACTTCCACCAGCAGCTCCCGCTAATCCATCACTGGCGATATTAAATATGCCAGCTGTATCACAACCAAGCGGCACATCCAAACCAGCACCGAGACCAGCAACTCCTGCTTTGTTTGACTGGTCTAAAGCTGTTAAAGATGCTCGTCTGAGCAACAACTAAATACTTGGGGTATAGTATAACAAATGGCTAGTTCCACCGTTAGTTATAAAAAAGCAGACACAGGAGATCTGGCAGGATATCTTGCTGGTAAAGTTAAGTCTGCTGCGGGGATGGCAGCAGAGGAAAGAAAGAGTAGAGACGAAGAAGTAAAAGCATTAGAAAAAGAAATTTCACATCTCGAATCGAAAGAACTTCTTTCTGATGATCAGCGACAAAGATTAGATGATGCTAAATCCAGATTTAATTTTTTAACAGAGCAACAATCTGGCAGGAAGGGATCTTTTTTTGGTAAAGCATTAGCATCTGAATTTGGTGGAGATAGATTCAGGAGAATGAAAGGTACTTTCTCCAAAGATCCTGCTGCTGAGAACGATCCAGCATTATCGAAAGGAGAAAGGTTTACTGCTCTATTAAACAAAGCAGAAGAACCAGTTAAACCAGAGTCTCCCTACACTCAATTGTCTCTGCCAGGAATGGAAAGTGAGGGAGGTAATGGTTTACAAACGTTTTTAGATAGAACATTCAAGACTGTTGCCGCTTCTTATGATAGAATTGCTGATAAAGTTTCCGCTTTAGGAGCAGCAGAGAAAGAATCTGTACAGCAAGATGCCAACAACAATAAGTTTCTTAATAGTATATCGTCGGGTTTAAAATCGTTCAAAGAATATTTTTCTAAAGACAATAAACTCAAGCAACAAGAAAATAATATTGAAATTGAACAGCTAGAGTTAAACATCGAGCAGAAAGAAGAAGCAGACATGGCCTCTGCTGAAGCAAGATTAGAAGCAGAGAAAGATACTAGTACAGTCAAGCAAGTTCGTACACCTTATGGTGGTGGAGGAGAAGACCCCATGGGAGGGGGAATCTTCGATAGGTTATCAGGATTCATGAATTTCCTGAGTGATATGGGTGGGGGAATGCTAGACTACGTTGATGAGAAACGTAGTACTCGTCGTAAACCACCAAGAAAATCACCAGCAACGCCAAGAAAAACTCCCCAAAAGAAACCTAGATTTAGACTACCATTTAGAAGAAAATTTGCTGAAGGTGGTGTCTATGATAATCCAACTAACGTTGGATTGAACCCAGGAGATTCAGTTATCCCACTGAACAGAAATAACGCTCTGTCTAAAGTATTTAAAGGTGCTGGTAGCAAAGCAGATACCAGCATGGTAACTCCAATGTCACAAGTTATGCAACTACCAGCTCAAGTTGGTGGTGGTCTGCTGCTTGGATTGCTGTCACAAACTATCAATAAACTTGGCGGAGTTTCTACAATATTAAAACCTATCATTGGTAAGATTGCTCAACCTTTAGCATTAGCATTTGGACTGCCTGCTACTATTGTTGGGTCGATGTTTGGAGGATCTGCTCAAGCAGCAACATTCGATCCCAGTTCTTATTTGAGTGGTGCTGCTACTGGTGGTGGGGGTGGTAGAGGTCGTGGTCGTGGAGCAGGAGCAAACCCACCAGGAGCTGGACCTGTTACACCAACAGGAACAATTTCTGCTGCTCCAACTGGAAACGAAACAGGTCTTCAATCATTAAGTGGTGGCACCCCAACTACAATAGCAGCTGGTTCTACGGTATCAAATACCCAACTACATCATGGAAAAGAAGACATGAGACGTGGGTTTAGGGTACGTGATTATTTTATTGGCGGCAAGAGTGGTCCTAGTGATGGTAGCGATGGACTTGGCGCTAAATTATACACACCACTGGGATTTGGTCCTGTAAAATATAAGAAATTAGACGCTCATGGTATAACATTCCACGATCCACAGACAGATCAGAAAGTTGGTATGTATTATCACGTTAATGATCCACAACATCATCTAGATGGTCAAGTACTACAACCAGGAACACTAGTTGGTACACAGGGAGGATTGCCTGGAACTCCTTCCGCTAATCCAGGAAGTAGTTCTGTTCACTTACACGTAGAGGGTACAGATCAATTCCACAATGCTGTTATTGCTACATATGCTGGCGGAAATGTATTGAAAGCACCTGGAGTTCATAGTCAGGTAGCAGCAGCAAACCCAGCAGCTACTGGTACTAGAAATGGTTTGGGATTGACTGCTCAACCCACTGCTGGGACCCCACAAATGCCACCACCTGCTGCTAATGGTCAGCAAGCATTGGCAAATATTATTGCTATGAATACGCAGAGAGAAGCACAACAGAAACAAGGTTTAGGTTTAACCAATCAATTTCCTGTGTCTAATGCTCTAACAACACCAAACTATTATGGAGGCACTGGTTGGTAATGGCAAATAAGAATACAAAATCTATTGAGATTAGAGAAGCGGCTTTATTCAGTGTCAATGATGAACGTTTTGATATCACAGCATCAGTTGCTGCTTTTTTCTATTATGAAAATATCTTCACACCTTTTGTCAGTGCTGCTATGAACATGGTTGACTCTGGAAGTAACTTGATTGGTACGTTACCGATTCAAGGTGGGGAGAGAGTTACTATTAGAATCAAGGACAGTAGTGATGAAGAATTTGAGTATGAATTGTACGTGTGGAAGGTATACAATAGACAGTTCAGTAAGAGTGCTCAAACATATAACCTAGCATTGATTTCTAAAGAAGCATTGTACAATGAAGGAGTAAGAATAACTGAGATTTTAAAAGGAACACCAGACTCGGTAGTTGAAAAAATTCTTACCGAATATCTTCAAACAGAAAAAGAAATTAACAAGAAGAATTGTAAGTATCAGGTTAACTTCTTCCCTAACGGAAAAAAAGCACATTCAATTATACAATCATTACAACACAAGTCCGTTCCACAATCATCTAGTTCACCAAAAGGTTCTACTAACAAAACAACTGCTGGCGGAAAGAGCGGTCTCTCTGGAGACACTCAGAAAACATCTGGCACTGCTGGATATCTTTTCTTTGAGAATAAAGATGGATTTCATTTCAATCCAATTGATTATTACTACAGCACAGGCGATGATGCTTTTGGTGGAGAGGCAGAAGTTGCTACCTATGAGGTCAAGCCCTCAAAAGATGGAGATAGATTTATCATCGAAGAATATAATTTTGATAATGAAATTGACTTGATAGAACAGATGAGAAGTGGTACATTCTCTAGTCATATAGTGTTTTACAATTTTTCAACTGGACAGTATGAAGAATATCGTCACAGCTTAAAAGAATCTTTTGATGGCATGGCACATCTTGGTAGTCAATCTAAACTAGGTTTAATACAAGAAACATTATCAACTAATCCAGCTAGAGTTATGTCTATGATTGTCGATCACGAAACGTGGTTCTCTGGTGATGGTCCTGGTTCTAATGAAGACAGAGACAACACTGGTGGGCAAGGATCTCCATTCCCAGACTATCAAAAGCATTACATTGCTCAGGGTATTGCCAGAAGAAACTATATGATTAATCAAAAGCTAGAGATTCAAATTCCAGGTAACATGAATCTCAAAGTAGGAGATAAAATTAAGGTTATGCTACCCAACATGGTAGCACAGAAAGCTAGAGAGACTGAGAAATATGATAGAGAAAACAGCGGAACTTATTTGATCTCTGCTCTTTCTCATAACAATGCCTTTCTAAATAGTAACACATGTACTACAAAGTTGGAATTGATTAGAGATACTAGCGGCATGAAAGAGTACACCAGTAATGTAAAGTGATATGGATCCAGCATTATCTTCCTTATTCCCAATACATCAGATAGGTTCGGACGGATTCGCTTGGTGGATTGGTCAAGTAGAATCTAACAAAGGGGAAGACCCAAAAAATTCTGGTAGATATCGTGTACGTATTGTCGGTCAACATTTAAAAGATTGTGACGCTACACCAACAGATCAGTTGCCTTGGGCAAATGTGATGATGCCTGTCACTACTCCATGGTCTGATGGTGGTGTTACTGGTGCCACAATAGATCTGAGACAAGGCAATTGGGTCATGGGTTGTTATCTCGATAACGACAGACAAAAACCATTAATCATGGGATCTATTGGTCACACCGCTGGTGCTACCAAGAAAGAAAATGTAGAGAAAGATCCATCACCAGGAGAGACTTGTAAATCTTTTACTACATTTTTAAGTCCAAATATTAATCCTCAGCTACACAAGGCAATGCCCTCTAGTGAAAAGAGGAATGGAGATTCACCAGCACAATCTACAACAGCAGAAAATACTGGCACTACTGATGTAGGAGAAGCGGGACAGATTGCTGCCGCTGTTAAAGATAGAATGCCCCCAGCATTTTATGGTTTGTTTGCTGAAGCATCGACAACAAATCCAACAGGTAATAAAGTATGTGTAGAGATTGCCAATCCAAATTGTGGATCTGAAAATGATTTAAAAGGTGGACTGACAAATATTATTGGAGAAATGCTGAAAGCAACTCAGCAATCTGGTGGTAACTTAGGAACGTTTTATGTTAGTAAAATCAATGGAGAATTAAACAACTACATTGATCATGGTATGCAATATGTTAACAAAGCAGTACGTCTTGTTAAGAGTTTTGTTGCTCGTGTTAAAGGAGAGATTGTAAAACTAATTCGTGAGGGTGTTGATAAGTTAGTCGAGTTAGTTCTTTATACTAAAGTAGCAGAGGAAGCGGTAGAAGAAGGAGAAGAAGCAGCAGAACCATCACAGATTGATCAGGTAGAAGAAGCAGAAGAACCAGCAACTAAGAAGGAGAGTAGATTAAAACCAATTCTTGATGTTATCAATGATGTTCTTGATGATCTTGGTTGCTCGATGGCAGATTTAACAGAGCAACTAGCTCAATGGTTGACTGATCTTCTGCTAGGTTATTTGATGGATGCTTTCTCCAATGCTGCTTGCTTGGTCGATAACGTGGTCAATGGAATCATTAATCAAATCCTCGCTTTCATTGACAATCTATTACAAAATGTTCTCGGACCTCTACAGGAAATCCTCGCTCTACTGGCAGCACCTTTAGATATTATTGGTAATGCTATCAATAAAGTCTTATCTCTCTTAGGAATTTCTTGTGACGGACCAGGAACTCAGTGTGAAAAAGTAACAAAAGAATGTACCGATTGTTCCACTGGAGAAAATGAAGATTGGTTAGATAAATTAATCGATGCCATTGAAGGGGGAGCAACTGATAATTCAACCTATGTTTGTGACGAAGCAAAGAACACTTCTGTTTTAGATAATCTTCCTGATACTTCTATTGATTTTGTTGGTGGAACACGTCCCAATCCATCAACCACAGATCCTGACTCTGGTAGTGGTGTTCCTGGAGAAACATTAATCAGATATAGTTCTGCTGATATTGAAGTAACGGAAGGGGAGCAGGCTATCTTTGTCATCACTAGATCTGGAAATGTAACCACGGCTTCTAGTGTTACTGTCAGTGTATATCCTGGTACTGCTACAGAAGGCACCGACTTTGCCAGAATTTCTTCTGGTAGTTCAATTGGTTTTGCTCCTGGAGAAACTACTAAGCAAATTGTATTCGAAACTTATAGAGATTCACAGACAGAAGGCCCAGAAGAATTTCAAATTAGACTGGCAGAGAATGTGACGCCAGAGGGATACGTAACATCGTTTGGTGGATCATCAGCATACTCTACAGCATACACCTGTACAATCTTAGATTACACTACCGAGTCTCTATCACCACCATCTGGATCTGGACCATCAGCACCATACTCTCCACCTTCTAGAACAACTGTTAATCCAATACAAGTTAGACCAGTAACAGGATCTATCACACCACCAAGACCTGTATTCTCAGTCACTACAGATCAAATCTATTATTCCGAGGGTGATACTATTAGATATCGTATCACTACACAGAACGTCACTAACCCTGGACCATATACTTACACTTTAGATGGTGACATTGATGCTAATGATATTGCTAGCGGAAACTTGACGGGCAACTTTACATTAGATACTAATGGCAATGCTACTATTGATATACAATTAGCAGTCAATGATGATGTTGAAGAAGTATTAGATGATGAAGGTAACGTAGTAAATAATGGAGTTGATCCTATTGAAAATATTACATTCTATATTGATAACACTCCAGCTTATGCTAGTGCTTTCATTTTAGCAGATAACGATCCACTTGTCACTGATGCCGCTTGGTTCGTTACGAGTGATGTAAACTACGTTAGGGAAGGAGAGACAGTTACTTTCACTGTAACCACAAGAAATATTCCAGACGGAACAAACTTTACCTATGCTCTGGTTGGTAACGTAGATCGTACTGATATTGTTGGGTATAGATTAGAGTCTTCAGTTGATTTTAATGCCGTGCCTCTACAAATTGTCAACGGTCAGTGTGTAATTCCAATTACAATTGCTGGAGATCGTATTATTGAAACAACTCCAGAATATTTCGACTTTACTATCAGATCCTACATTGATGCTGAAGGAAACACACAGACAGTTGAGAATGTAAGTAGTCAGGTTATCATTCTTCCTGATACTGATGGTGATGTCGATGGAGATGGAACCACACCATCGTTCGTTGTATCTACAGACAAATTAACATACGACGAAGGAGAAACGATTGTATATACAATCAGAACAAGCAACGTTCCTAATGGTACTGTCTTACAGTACACTCTTTATGGTGATGGTATTAATAGATCTGATTTCATTAACGATTCTTTGTTTGGAAGTTTTACAATCATCAATGACAGAGCAACAGTTTACATTGGAATATCAGAAGACTTAGAGATTGAAGTTCCAGAAACAGTTACATTTATTATCAACGGTACAGGAGCATCAGCTGATGTTATTATTAATGATACTACTGCTGATAGATTAAGAGATCAAGAACTAATAGGACTAAGACCTTGCTATGATAGACCAATTGCTGGTGCTCCAATTACAGATGAGAGTGGTGCCATCATAAGCATTCCTATTATCAGCAGAGGATGTCCATATGCTCTTCCACCTAGGGTAATTATTAGTGGTGCTGGATACGGTGCTTCTGCTATACCTCTCTTGGATTCTAATGGTAACGTCACTGAAATTCGAGTTACTAGAAGTGGAAGAGGATACAGAAGAAAACTAGCATCAGACTTTGATTTAAGATGTGTTATTGATTCTTACACTATTATTAATCCTGGTGTTGGATACACAACGGCACCAGAAGTTTATGTTGATGGTGAAGCTGGACGTGCCGAAGCAATTATTGATGAGCGAGGATATGTAATTAGTGTACAACCAACAGACAGAACATCTACATGGAATGAAATACCTGCCATCCAAATTATTGGAGGTGGTGGATCTGGTGCCAGAGTATTGCCATCTGTTACTTGCCTAGATACTAATGAATATGAAGAGCAAGGTTATGCCAAGATTGGTACAGGTCGTTACATTGATTGTCCATAAAGAGTGTAGATAATGGCAGACTCAACTAATCAAACCCCTTCATCAGCAACACAGGAAAAACTTAACGGAGGGTTCAGTTACGATCCAGAATTAGGAAAGAATGCTTTTGCTGAAGGTCCTTTCCCAGATTATTCACAAGTAATCGGTGGATTTAATATCACATCATATAGATTTCCTGATGGCAGTAATGGTCTCGCTATTTACAATGGCAAGGTCGCTTTACATTTTGACAACAACAATAATATTACACTCGCTGCTGGTCCTCCTGGTCAATCTGGATGTGGTGGCAAGTTAATTGAGAATGTCCAGTCTAAATTGGAGAAAGCAGGTTCTATTGCCATTGAAGTAACTGGAAGGCCAGAGGGTGGCACTCTCAACAAAGAACAAAATGCTGATGGTAACACAGAGGAAACTAATCTTCCAGCATATTCTTTGAAAGTATATGGTCCAGTATACATTGAAGCAATAGGTGGTGATTGTGCTATCAAAGGAGATAATATCACACTTAACGCTTCTAGTACACTAAATCTCAAGTCAAATAAGGATATCAACATACAAGCTGGAGAAAATGGTGGAAAAATTAACATGTATGGTGGATCTTTTGATCTTAACACGGCATTCTTTAACAAGAAATTATCTGGTGGAGAATTTAGTGATGGATCTGGAGAGTTTGTTGTTTCTCAAAACAAACCAGGAGCATCAGTAAACATTGAAACACCTGGGGCAGTTAACTACACAGTTAATGGTTATTATAACTTAGGTATCAAAGGTGAGTACAAAATTGATGTTGCTGGTGATTATGTTCTTAATATCGACAAAGATTATGGAGCAAAAATTCTAGGAGACTATGCCAATGTTATTGAAGGTAAAGGTTTAACAAAAGTAAATGGTGTTAAGTCTAAGTCAACTCAAGAAGAAAACTATTTACTAGATGTCCTTGCTACCGAGAAGAAAGGTGTTGCTGGTATGAAGATTAGTTCAGGCAGCAAGGTAGAAATGTCAAACACAGAAGGTGGTTTTGAATTCAAGGTAGGAGAACAAGCTGCCTCAATGGAACTTGATGCCAAGAAGTTTAACGTAACTACTGGTGCCAAAATGGGTGCTATTAGTATCGATGAGAAGCAAGCATCGATGGAGTTCGGTAAGAAGCAAGGTAAAGTATCTGTAGGACCAGAGCAATCTGTTCTTGAATGGGGAACTAATTCTAAGGTTACCGTCAAGGCAAGTGATGTATCGATCGAAGGTCCTATGATTTACCTAAATTGAATTTTGGTTACAAGAATTCCGAAAAAAATTTCCCGCCAAAAAAATGCCAAAAAGGTTGACCTAAATAATCAAGTGTGAACAGGGGTTTTATGCTGTCTACCCAGTATCGTCTTAGATTAGAATTCATTTGTGAACGTATTGTAAAAGGTGAGGAAGTAAAACTTGAAGATATGATTTGGGCAGAAAAATTGTCAAAGGCGAACAGATCAGCAGCAACGATTCTTAGACAGGCGAGGAGACGTGCCAGCAATCCTGACATGGAAGAGGGTGGCATGGATGACTTTATGAACGCTCTGGACCTTGGAGACCCCGATCCAAGCAACCACAAGACACGATTCGAGAGTGCCGATGACATTGTGGACTGGTTTACTCAGGATAAGTCTGACGACTGGCGCCAGAGGGATTGACAGATCCTCAGAAACCGAGTAGGATGACTCTGTGGCAGGTTAAGGGTCACTTTGCTCCTTTAGCTATCTGGTGAAAGCAGCGAACTCATAATTCGCCTCAGGTGGGTTCGATCCCCTCAAGGAGCACCTCGGGAGATTAGCTTAGCGGTAGAGCATTCGACTGATAATCGAAAGGTCGCTGGTTCGATTCCAGCATTTCCCACTTGACAGTCTTGGCAGCAAATGCTATGATTGTCTCATCACCTGGGGAGGTGGTGGAATCGGTAGACACACCAGACTTAAAATCTGTTGGGCATATGCCCGTGGGGGTTCAAGTCCCCCTCTCCCTATTCCACATAAATAATAATGTGTGGAAAACAACATGAAATATACTCTTTCCCAAGCATATAGATTCTACATGGGTCAAGTTGTAAGAATGTATTTCATTCAAGGCATACCATACACCTTTGATGAACTTCCACAACTTGTACAAGATCATCCATCTGTACAAACTCAAGCATTAGAAGGTCATGATTATGATGATGATGAGCTCTATCAAGCATCAAATTATTTGGTGGCAGAAGAGTGTCATCCTTTAATGTTTGAAATTGAAGTAGATAATCCCACCCTATTACCTCAAGATGATTGAAATTTTTCGTGAATGGTTAACTGGATCTTTTGAAAACAAAACCCAAGCATTCTCGTATCCTTCTAGATATGCTATGATTAGGGTAACACATATTCCTTTATGGGGTGAGTTTTTTTATGGTGAGCAAGCATATAGTTATCAATCGAAGAAACCATATCGTCAGTTTGTCTTGTGGCCCACTGTAAATGATAATGGTATCAAAATTTTAAATTATGAAATTGAAGCAAAAGAACAGTTTGCTGGTTGTAAAAACCTTGACAAATTGACCAAAGAAATGCTAAGATTGAAAAATGGTTGTGATGTCAACCTTACATTTGATGGAACTTCTTTTAAAGGGGGGTTGACAGGATGTGATTGTTATGTAAAATGGAATGGTAGAGATACATACCTCCAGAATGAGATTGAACTTACTTCAACTCATTATTATGTGAAAGATCTCGGATTTTGCCAGAAAAATCACCATCAAATTTGGGGATCTAAGTATGGCAGATTCGAATTTAAAAAAATGCCTGAGTAGCTCAGCTGGATAGAGCAACGGTTTTGTAAACCGTAGGTCGTCGGTTCAAGTCCGACCTTAGGCTTTGGCAGTAATGCCAACTTCTACTACGGGTATCTTCCGTAGCGTCGTATGGGAGTGGTTGGAAATGTCCGAATGCTCCCACCTCCTCTGGTAGTCTATTGGTAAGGACAGGTGGACAACACACATGGATACTGGGTTCGATTCCCAGACAGAGGAAAAGAACACCCCTCAAGCCTATCAACGATGCTCAAACAGAGGGGTCACTAGTCGGTATGGCGGAATTGGTAGACGCGCTGGGTTTAGGTTCCAGTGTCCTTGCGACGTGGAGGTTCAAGTCCTCTTACCGACATATACAGGTAAAATTTACTTTTCAAATACCTAAAACTGGGAAAAAATTTTCCGCTAAAAATTTGGCAAAAAAGTTGAGTATGATCAGAACATTTAATAATTTTGCTCCTGCTGCTTTAACTGATCTTGTTGAGCAAATATGTAAAGATACCAATTTTCCTTACACTATAGGAACAGAAAGTTTTGGTACGGTAACCTATGACCCCAGTAGTCTTATGGAAAAAGACTATAGGGTAGTAGATTGTCAGCAATTTGTTCATATTCTTGCTCATAATGGAATTCCGTATTCTCCATATTTTCACTTATTTTCTAATCTAATAGAATGTGTAATTGAAAAATATTTTCCAGAAGAAACAGACCTTGGAATTATTAGATCCAAGGTTAATATTCAACCACAGCAAAAAATAGTTGATAAAGATGTATTCTTCAATCCTCCTCATATTGATCCTGGCGGCATTGGAACCATTGTTGCTTTATATTATGTTGAAGATAGTGATGGTGATACGTTCTTCTTTAAGAAAAATGGAGAAATCTCAAGACGAATTTCTCCTCAAAAAGGAAAATTAGTGTTATTTGATGGAAGCATATATCATGCTTCAAGTCCACCTCAAGACCATAAATCTAGGATTGTTATCAATACAAATATCGATAAATCACCAGATATCTTAAAAATACGATGATTAAAGTATATGACGATCTGATACCAGAAGCATTAGTTGACGTTTTGGAAAAAATGCTTCTATGTAACACATTTCCTTGGTATATTTCTACCGCTGGTCTTTCGTCAGTAAATTATATTGAGAGTGGGTATAATAATACCGTAGATTCGCCACAATTAGTCCATCCTATAATTATTAACGGCACTCCCGAATCTGCTATGTATTCGATATGTGCTAGTATGCTTTCTAATTTTTTTGGAACAGTTATCCCTTACAATTATAGTAAAAATATTATTCTTTCGAGGATGAAAGCAAATTGTCAGATAAAACAATATTGTGATGAATCAAAACACAATCCTCCTCATTTAGACTATAGTGATAGGCAGCATGATATGAAAGTATGCTTATACTACGTTTCTGATTTTGATGGAGACACATATTTTTTTGAAAATTATAAAATAGTTGATAAAGTTTCTCCGAAACGTGGTAGAATGGTGGTATTCGATGGAAATATCGTACATGCTTCTAGTCCTCCTAGAAATTCTTCGGTTAGAGTTGTCATAAACACTAACTTATTCATGCCTTGTCGGGTTGAAGACCTTGTATAAATACATTGAAGAAAGAAGCAAATACCCAGGGTTCGGCTAATTATGGCTCTTACAAGACTTGATAATCTGTACTCAAGCAAGACTGGCAAATACTTATACGTATCTCCAGACGATTTTAACGCTACTGATGAACTTGATAACAGAGGTAATTCTCCTCTACGTCCATTCAAGACAATCCAGCGTGCTTTTATTGAAGTAGCAAGATATTCATATCTTCCTGGACAAGACAACGATCGTTTCGACCAGTTCAGCATCATGCTGATGCCTGGTGATCACTATATTGATAATAGACCTGGACTAGTAGATATTGAGTCTGGTGATAGACAGCGTTATTATGATGCTAAGAACCTAATTGATGCCAACCGTCAAGAGATTATTGACAGAGCATATGCCGAAATTACTGTAAGATATGACGAGAGTCTTTGGGGAACTGATTGGGTGGTTCCTGGTGATCCAGTAGATCAAGATAAAAATAGATATTATGATGCCTATCGTTTGATTCAGTGGAATAGAGAGTATATTCAGGCGAGATCTACTGCTCAAGTAGCAATTGATTATCCAGATTTTTATTTTCCAGATGAACCACAACTTGATTCTGCTAGCAGATTTGCCGATGCTTATCGCTTAATCCTTCAGAACAAACAAAATATTGTAGATAGAGCATGGGACAATACTGCTCTTGCTTATCCTTCCATTGTTACTACACAATCAAAGTGTAAGAGAGATTTAGGTTATTACGTAGAGCACCTAGCACTTGATTTGTTCTTTGGTGGAAATAAGTGGACTAGAGAATTTATTCTTCAGTATTTTGATGCTCAAGGAAATCAAATTAGTAATGGTTTGGATGGAGAAGAGACCGAATCTAACTATGCTTTTGAAGCAGCTACAGAATTTATGAAAGCTGCTTTGACAAATCAAAGCAGCGTAACTGTTAATGGCACTGTATATGATATTACATCATGGACTAAAGATTTAACAGTAACTGCTGATTCTGCTACTGGATCTAATGTAAGTCCTGCTTCTTGCTCTAATGTTCAGACTACACTCGATAACTTAACAACAATTGTTACCGATGTATTTCTTGCTGGAAACCTGAGTGGTCTTCCTGATGAAGATGCTGGTCAACCATCAACTGGAAAGTCTAAGTGCTTTAGAGATATTGGATACTATATCGATGCTATTTCACTTGATATTTCTCTTGGTGGTGGTAACGTATACACTAGAAAGTATATTCAAAACTACTTCAATGCTTCTGGAACTGCTTGGATTGATGATGGTCTTCAAGGTGAAGAGCAACAGTCTATTGCTGCTTTCAATGTAGCAAGAGATTTGATGAAGTCGGCAGTTGCTAATCAACTTGGTTATAAAGATCTAACCTTGACTGACAGTGGTGATGACAATCAGGCTGAATATACTAGTGGCGATTGTGCTAATGTACAAACAACAATTAACAATCTAGCATTAATTATACAAACATATTTCCTTCAAGGAACCCTAGAAAATTTCGTACCAGAAGTTGTTGCTGATACACAACCTGGAGAAAGCAAGTGTAAGCGTGATATTGGTTATATTGTTGATGCTGTTGCTGCTGACTTGAATAACGGTGGTAACGCTAATATCGTTGCTGCTGCTAAGTCTTACTTTGATAAAAATGGACTTCCCATCAGCAACGGATTGCTCGGTGAAGAGTCTCAATCTGTTATTGCTTTCAGTTATGCTGGAGTAATGATGAAGAAAGCTGTAACCAACCAGCTTTATAGAAAGGACTTAACTATTCTCTCTGGTCCTGCTGAGTATGCTGGATATGAGACTGATGAATCTTTTGTACCAAATCTTCCATCTGGCAATTCTGCCACTTGTATTGATGTACAAGCATCAATTGACAACCTAATTGGTATTATTACAACTGTAATTGAAGAAGGTGATCTAACAAGTCTTTCTTCTGTTGCTATCACTGGTGATATTCCAGTATTTAATTATAATAGAGCATTACAGGAATGGCAAGATAACTCTATTCTAGATCTTTCCAACCCAGATAACGTTTTATACAAATTTAATGCTTCTAGTGGTGGTGCTATCGTACCTAGAGGTTGTTCTCTAATTGGTTATGACCTTCGTCGTACTATTGTTCGTCCTCTGTATGTTCCAGATCCTGCTGATGGAACTCAGGCAAGAACTTCTATCTTTAATCTAACTGGTGGTTGCTATTTGTGGCAATTTACTATTAAGGATGGTGATCTATCCTCAAACTCTCCACTATTTGATCCAGTTGCTAATGTAGGTAAAGTTTACTTCCAGGCTGGCAATAACAGCACTCTTGCTATTCCAGAGTATTCTCACCACAAGATCACGATCATGACCTATGCTGATAGGGATGATCTAGAACTGTACTATGATAAAGTTGGAAGAGCATTTGCTTTATTCCAACCATCTATTGATGATGGTGATCTGGAAGCACTTCCACAGGAAAATAGAATCGTTGGTCCTCTATCTGATACTAGAAGTATTGTAAAACTCAGACTTGCTGGACAAACTGCTTCTGGCAAAACAATTATTGAAGCCACAACTAAAGTTGCTCATGGATACTTTAGAGAGCAGTATGTTGCCATTATCGACAATGGTCTTGATGAAGGACTAAATGGTACATTTAAGATTACTTCTATCTCAGATACAGATCCAAAAGTATTCAGTTATGAAGTTGATCTAACCCCACAGCAGTTAGGTTTAGACATTAATGAAACTGGTTATAGTGTACCAGATTTGAGTCTATCTGCTAGAGCACAGGCAGAAATTGACTCTGTTGAGTCTGCTTCTCCATACGTCTTTAACTGCTCAATTCGTTCCACCTGGGGTCAGTGTGGTATGTGGGCAGATGGATCGAAGGCGACTGGATTTAAGTCGATGGTTGTTGCCCAGTACACGGGTGTTTCCCTACAAAAAGACGACCGTGCCTTCATCCGTTATGATGAGTTTAGCAACACTTGGAACCAGGCATCACTAACTGACGCTTTTGCTACTGTTGCTTATCACACCAAGGGCGATGCTTATTGGAAGGATGACTGGAGAAACTTCCACATTCGTGCTTCTGATGACTCGTTTATTCAGTGTGTTTCGGTCTTCGCTGTTGGATTCTTCGATCACTTCTTGATGGAGTCTGGTGGTGACATGTCGATCACCAACTCTAACTCGAACTTTGGTAATACTTCCCTACATGCTATTGGTTTCAAAGGATTCTCTTTTAACCAGGATAAGGGTGGTTACATTACTGATATTGTTCCTGTTAAAAAAATTGATACTAGTGAATTTAATCTAAAGGATCTTAAGTACTATCCTCTTTCTAACCAGGCAACCAAAGCAGATGGTAATAGAACCAGACTATATTATAGTGGAGATAATGTATATACTCCATTCTCAAAACCAGCAACTTCTATTGATGGATATAGACTTGGCGCTAGAACTAATGATAAACTGTTCTTAAAACTACCAAAACTTGGTGGTGGAACTGATTTCTATGAAGCAACTGTTTCTCCTTCTGGATTTAAAAAGTATACAGCTTCTTTAGAAACTTTAACTCCTGCTGGAATTGCTATTGATAACTATGCTCAAGATGCTGCTAATTTGATTGAATCCAACAAAGCATTCATTCAAAATGAGGCGTATCTTTATATTATTACTAAATACCCAGAACTTCAAACAAATACCAATATTACTATTGCTAAGTGTGAAAGGGACATCGGTTATTTTGTAGATGCTGTTGTTCAAGATTTGAGACTTGGTGGTAATATTAACACTATTCAAGCAGCAGAAGGATATTATGTTGGTGGTCAACTAGCATACATTGAGCAAGAACTTAACGAGTCTATTGAGGCATACGATTACGTTAAGAATCTCTGTATTGCTGCTATGAGGAACTTTGATTACCTCATCAGAAACTGTGAAACTGTACAGGGATCTTCAATAATTAATGTTGGCAATACTCAAGGATTGCTCATTGGTATGAAAGTCACCCAGTATGATTACAATACAACTAATTTCACCAATGGTAGACTTAATAGAGATGCTGCTGTACCAACACAATTAAACCCCGCTATTCCAGCTGGTGCTTATATTAAGAGAATTATTAATACTGAAGAAATTGAAATTGGTAATAGTCGCCCATCTTTGACAGTTGATGAAAACGGTAGAGTATCTGCTGCTTTCGGTACATCTGTAAATGCTTTAATTACAACAAATACTGGAACATATTTACATTTTGAATTACCACAAACAGATTCTTTAACAGATAGTGAGGATGTACTTTCTGGTTCTTTCTCAAGCACCAATGCTGTAAGAGATAGTGAAGTTCTTCAAGATCTTGCAGTTTGGGAACCTGCTGGTGATGATGGATATCCAGAGTGTGTTAATGTTGCTGCCACGATTCAGGATTATTTTGTCAACATCTTTTTAATTCTCAACAACGGATTAACATCTCTTGGTATCACTGAAACGGAGTCTACCAATCAGATTCTTCTTAACAAAGAGTTTATTGCTAATGAAGCAGTAGCAAGAATGCTTTTAAATCCAGCAAATTCTGAATTTACGATCCCTGGCGGAACACAAGCATATGTTGATGATGTAATTGAAGCTCTAGAAGCATATGCTTTTAATATCAAATTTGGCGGTAATGATAGAGTTTACGATATTGCTAGAGTTTATGTAACACAACCTGGAGCAATCCAAGGTCAAAGATCTGAGTTGGTTGAAGTTTATACTAACATGAGAACTATTGCTACAGAAGTAGTTAGAAACGAAACGGTAGGAATTGCTGGATCTCATGGTTTAACTCAAATTCTAGATCCAACTCCAGTTCTAGACGAAGAAGGTTTGGATGAAATTGCTTTAACTATTACTAATCTTACAGCGATTATCAGTCAAGGTATTGGTACTGAGCAGAATCCAGGAAATCTACAGGGTATTACTAGAACTGAGCCATCTTTCAATGTTGTTGATCGTGTAGAACCAATTGTAGACACTGCTAATCTTGCTGCTAGAGCTACTCTGTTCACTATCAATACTGGATCATCCACATCAGATCCTCATTACTTTGAAACTGGAACTCCTGTGAGACTAGTTCCCAAAGTTCGTGATGGTGTAGATCCAACCACTGTTGATAAGCGTGTAATTAGACTTCCAAAAGGATTCTCTACTAACACAATCTACTATGTAATCGCTCCTGGTAGAACTACTAGACCAGAAGATTATTCGAATGGTGCTGATTATCCAAACACATTTACTAATCAGTCCGCCACTAAGTTGATGTTGGCGACTACCAAAGAAAATGCCGCTGCTGGCATCTACATGTATTCGCCTGAAACAGAGTCTGTAGATGAAAATATTGAAATTGAACTTCAGCAGTATGTTCTTGATGAAACATTCGGATTACATCAATATCTCTGTAATTTTGGTTCTGGTCTAACCGATGTTGTGGAAACTGATGTACCACATATTTTTGATGTTCCTCTTGATCTAACTGGTTACGATCCAGTTGTACAAAAAGTTTTCTTTAGAACTTTTGGCGATCCTTCTGAGTCATCATTGCCACAAATTACGGTAAACAATGTAACCACGGAAGTAAATCCAAATCAATATTATTATGTTAGATTTGTAACTCCTAAGACATTTGCTGTATTTAATACTGAATCTGAAGCTGTTGCTGGAACTCCTAGAATTACATTTGCTCCTGGATTTGGACAAAACTTCTACGTCTTTGCCGATAAGCGTGTCTCTCCTGTGAGATTTGATGCTACTAGAGATGATAGTGCTTTACTTCCAGACAACAGAGAGACAACTACTGGTCAATGGTACATTCAAACTACTGATGCTTATGATCCTGCTGTAAATATTCAGGCAAGGATGAATGAGATTGGTGAAGATCTCAAAGATGCTAGATCTAAGAACACCTTCTACCAGAGACTTGAAGATGAAAGGGGTGCCGAAGATAGAATCTATCGTCTACGTTACGTTATTCCTGAGTATTCGGAAGGTGTACGTGATCCTCTAAATGGTTTTGTTCTCAAAGCGAGAACTGACGAGACTAGAAAACTACTACCACAGCGTATTGTTTTAAAACCAGTTGCTGCTGGATCTGCTTCTGTTGCTAGATTTGAGATTCAAACTCAATTAGCTGGTGGTGGTACAATTTCACAACAATTAGGATTGCCAGATTCTGAACTAAACTCTCAGTTCTCATATGATCCTTACAATGTAAATCAAGTTAAGATTGTTGGTAGTGAGAGAACAGATTCTAAGACATCATTTAGTATTCAATCTGCTAGAAAAACTGAAATTGCTGGTACTGAGTATCTAGAACTTACAGTATTCGACCTTGGAATTACTGATGATGCTGTTAGAAATGAGCAGTTTGTAACTGTTAAGATTAATTCTCCTCAGGGCGGCGCTTTTAGAATTAATACTTCTACGAGCATTGAGAATAACAGAATTACCTGGAATGGATTCTCTTCTGGATTTGGTTATCTTCAGGGATACTTTAATCCAGATGGAACCGACGAGCATTACTTAGTTATCAAAGGTCTGGATGAAGATGTGATTGAATACAACAGCAATGTTGCTACTGTATTCTCACAACCTGTTCTAGATGCTGATAATGATCCTGTTCTCGACGGCGAAGGTAATCAAGTTTTAATCTATGCTACTTTGCTAGCAAAACCAAATAGCGTAGGATCTCCAAATAATTCTCTCAGTAAGTCTGATAGAAGAGATTATCTGTACA